GCTTTTCTTTGGGGCCCCCCAGGCATTGGCAAGTCTGAGGTGATTGAAGGTATTGCTCGCGATTTGGGCGGTGCATATATTGACCTTCGTCTTGCACAGATGGAGCCCACTGACCTGCGCGGTATTCCGTATTTCAACAAAGAGTTGGGTAAGATGGATTGGGCACCTCCCATCGATTTGCCTGACGAAGAGTTTGCTAAACAGTACCCTTATGTGGTCCTGTTTATGGATGAAATGAACAGTGCCGCTCCTAGTATTCAGGCAGCTGCCTACCAGCTGATTCTTAATCGCCGAATCGGCAAATACATTTTGCCTGACAATGTTGTCATGGTTGCCGCAGGTAACCGTGAAAGCGACAAGGGTGTTACCTTCCGCATGCCTGCTCCGTTGGCAAATCGTTTCATGCACTTTGAAATGCGTGTCGATCATGGCTCTTGGGAGACTTGGGCAGTTAACAACAAAATCCACAAAGACGTGGTGGGTTACATTGGTTTTGCTAAACAAGACCTCTATGACTTTGATCCTCGTTCTAGCTCGCGTTCGTTCGCGACTCCACGTAGCTGGACCTTTGTCAGTGAAATTCTTGAAGATGAGGACACTTCAGACGCTGAACTGATTGATTTGGTTGCAGGTGCAGTTGGCGAAGGTGTTGCAGTTAAGTTTATGGCTCACCGCAAAGTTGCAGGTCAATTGCCTAAGCCTGCAGACATTTTGTCTGGCAAAGTCACTGAACTTAAAGTTAAAGAGATCAGTGCCATGTACTCGCTGACTATTGCTATGTGCTACGAGCTTCAGGATGTTGCTAAGAAAGAAGGCGGTAAGCCTTCCGCAGAATGGCATAGTATGAGCGATAACTTCTTTAAGTTCATGATGGATAATTTTACCACTGAGCTTACTGTTATGGGTGCTCGTGTTGCGTTGACTACTTATAACCTGCCGTTTGTTCCTGGCAAGTTGAAGAACTTCGACGAATTCCATAAGCGTTTCGGCAAGTATATTGTGGCCGCAAGCCAGAAATAAAGTTAAAGGGAGGCAGGGCTTTACTCCTTTGACCGTAAGTCCTCCCGAATTATCATGAAACTTTCCTTAGAAAAATTAGATGGCAGACACAAAGGGCTCAATCGTTTAAAATATAGAGTATTGGTAAACGGTACCCAACCAATAAAATTTCAAGATTTCTGTCAAGTGCGACAATGGTGTTGGGATACATGGGGTCCGAGCTGTGAAAGAGAAATCTTTTTATCACTTGGACAGGATAATACAGGGTCTATAGATTGGGCATGGCATTACGATGAAAAGTTTAATTACTGCTACATTTACCTAGCAGGACCAAAGCAGTTGGAATTGTTTACATTAAAATGGTTATAAAAATTATTTTTGACAATAAATCCATTTTCAATTATAATATACACATAAACAAGGAGCACTAAATGGCTACTACTTCTAGCGAAAAGAAAACAGAACATAAACTTGCAGGTCGTCTGACAGATAATACAGACCCTCGCTTGGACGCCACAGTGCGTGAAAAACTTGTTACGGCTCGAATTGGTCTACTTCTTCGTGCCCCATTTTTTGGCAATCTTGCAACTCGTTTGAAACTGGTTAATGCCGACGAGTGGCTGGGTACTGCGGCCACAGACGGTCGCAATTTCTATTACAATACTGAATTCGTAAACAAACTCAAGCCTAAAGAAGTTGAGTTTCTTTTCGGACATGAAGTGTTGCACAATGTTTACGATCACATCGGCCGTACTGGAGATTTCCGTGACCGCCGACTGTTTAACTGCGCCGCAGACTTTTGCGTAAACAGTGACCTTATCGAACAAAAGATTGGCGACAAGATTACTCCTTGCCTGTACGATCCAAAATACAAGGGTTGGAGTGCTGAAGAAGTCTACGACGACCTTTACGACAAAGCAGAAAAAATCGACATCAGCGACCTTCTTCAGCAAGTGTTGGACGAACACATGGACGGAGATGAGCAGTCCGACGGAGATGGTGAAGGCAAAGACGGCGATAAAAAAGGCAAAGGTCGTCCTCGCTTGAGTGAAGAAGAAAAGCGACAGATCAAAGACGAAATTCGTGAAGCACTGTTGCAGGCTGCTCAGGCTGTGGGCACAGGAAACTTGCCAGGTGGTGTCAAGCGTCTTATTAAAGATCTCACTAAACCCGTTGTGAACTGGCGTGAACTGTTGCAACAACAAATTCAAAGCACTGTAAAAGACGACTTTAGCTGGATGCGTCCAAACCGTCGTGGCTGGCATATGGATGCTGTTATGCCAGGCATGAAGCCAGGTACTCAAATTGATGTCTGTGTTGCCATTGACACTTCGGGTTCTATCAGCGAAAAAGATCTTAAAGACTTCTTAAGCGAAGTTAAAGGTATTATGGAGTCCTACGACGAATATAAGATTCGTGTTATTACTTGGGATACCTCAGTATATAACCCTGAAGAATTTACCAGTGATAACATGTCAGATATTACCAGCTATACTCCCGGTGGCGGTGGCGGTACTGATCCACATTGTGTTTGGGAATGGCTTAAAGATAATGACATCGAACCTAAGAAGTTGATTATGTTTACTGACTTCTGCTTCTTCGGTTGGGATCCTGCAAGTGTGCAAGACTACTGTGATACAGTTTGGGTTATTAAAGGCAACCCCGATGCCGAACCCGAGTTTGGTGTTTGGGCTCATTACGAAGAGGCAAAGAAACATGCTCATGCATAAAGATGTAGATGTTACTACGGTTCCAAAAGAACTAGTCAATGATATTATGGATGTAATGGTCAGTGACTTGGCCAAAGAAATTGACTTTGACATCATAGCAGAGCAGTTATCTAAATGCGGTTGGTCTAAGGTAGATCTTCCACCGTTTGACAATCGATATAAATCTGTAGATATTGTTGATTGGGCTTTTCATCATTGTCAAGGCAGTTTCGAACACTTTGGTGTACGTTTTATTTTTGAAGATAAAAGGGATGCTACTTTATTTGCGTTAAAATGGTTATAACATCTTACTAAGACTTAAATATTGTTAGTGTGTCGAAGGTATATATGAGTCACGAACAAGACAAGCTCAAGAACAGTAAACGTAGATTTGAAGATGACAACGCTGTAAAAAAACAGACTAAGATTGCTAAAGAGCATGGTGCTCCAGTCACAGAGCCACACCGATTGCATAAAAAACATGCCATGGATTGTGGTAACCCAGAATGTTATCTTTGCGGCAATCCTCGAAAAACACATAAAGATAAATTAACAATTCAAGAGAAAAGATTCTATCAGGACACAGACAAAGTCACTGACAAGCATAGTAACGGAATTCATCCAAATGAAAAGAATGAAGGTTGATCTTAAAGACATTATGGACGAAGATGAGTTTTATAGCAAAAATCATCAAGTAACAGAAGACGACTTTTATAAAAAGTCAAACAAAAATCTAAACAATAAAAAATCAAACAAGAATCATCATTCTCGATATCGAGACGAAGACGATAACGAGTTTCTATAAAACATCTCAGTGAGCATATTATGAGCAAAAGAGTTGGACCTATTACCCTAGACAGCGATGCCGCTGATCGTATTACGGTGTTAAACTTGATGGAGTGCAGAACGTACCTCAAAAAAGAACTCAGTGATTGGAAAAAGAATCCTCGGTCAGAAACCAATCCTGACGGATATTGGTTGCATCCCGAAGATGTAGCTGGTAACACTCGCTTGGTAGAAGCAATGAACACAGTTATCAAATACTTTGGCAAATGAAAAAGATTTTCTACGAAAAAGTTGGACGCAGGTACAAACCTGTGTATGAATACGACCAGATGTTACTGGATGGTTTCCCAAAAGGTAATCATATTGTTATGTGTTACCCAGGTGGGCAGAGTCGTCGATATGATATTGATCCCAACTATGCGGCTTTGATTGCTGCCGCACGTATTGCTGAAGATGCGATGAGTCAAGCTGTACGTCAGGCAAGCGAAATGCGGCCACAACGAACGCCATTGACACCAGGTCAATTGAAGGCTTGGAAAAAGTTAGCAAAAGAGTTTGGTGATGACTTGGCTACACTAAACATGGGTAGTGCCAGAGACATAGCAGAAGCAGGACTAAAGGCACTGCAAGAAGAAGCCGACAAATTGATGAAACATGCAAGTGTGCGAGCAGCCTACGAACAGTTTCAATTAGTATGTAAACTATGCGCGGATCAGACTGATGCTGAAGTACGGTGAAATTAATCCTTTAAATGTATTTGGGCTGCGAAGGTTGGACCATTGTCCGCCGCATTTCGAAAAAGTGCATTTCGATTTACGTACTAGTGAAAAACATATCACTGATTGGGTTTATGAGAATCTAATCGGAAGATTTTGGTTTGGTGATTTTTACGACGATAAAAATACTTTGTGTAAATGTGCTGCTTTTGAAACCAAAAGCGAAGCCAGTTATTTTATGCTGATGATAGACTCTTTTAACGTTTATCAACAATAAACATATTCCCACTTAGATCTAAAAATTTTCTCCGATGATTTAACAGGTTAAATAACTGTATATCATCGGAGTAGTAATGAGCACTGAGTCTAAACAAGTTCAGGTTCCTTCTAAGGAACTTCTTACAATTTTATCTAGTATGCAATTGGCCAGCAGCCGTGGTGCATTTAGGCCTGAAGAATTTACAGAAATTGGATCCGCATATCAAGCATTATATGCTTTTTTAGCTGATCTGAATGTTATTGCACCAGCGCCAGCTGCTACAGAAACCCCCAATCAATAAGGATTTATTATGATTAAACATGTAGGTAAACACAGCAACAAAAGATGTGTTATTTTATTTAAAACCGTACCAGGAGAAGAGCATATGTGTTTGGTCATATATCCTGATACATTACCCCGCCATATTCATGACGATGTAATGACTGCGCTGGAAAGCGATTCTGGACAACAAGCCAAAGAGTTCAGTGATTATCTATTCAGATACACACTACAGGATGGCAATAACGCATTAGAAACTTTACACAAAGAAGGCATGATTAAAAAAGTGCCAACTAATCAAGTTATCGTTACACCAAATGCTAAAAGCACTGTAAGATTAGACGAACTTAATTCGATTTTATCAAAGTTGTCACAAGGTGAAGAAGCTGTCAAAGCATTGGCCGACTTAGACAAAAACTCAGGCATGATAAACAAACGTCGAGTGCGCGAAGGTTTAGAACCTGGCGAAGTGCGAGCACCGCGCGAATCTCGCAGTACTCCTGCTCAGATTACAAACAACATAAGTATTAATGATGTGCTGTCAGACGAAGACCTTGCCACGCAACGTCTAGCTCAAGCACAGAAACTGCAATCGGACGCCAAAGCATTATTAGCAGAAGCAGCTCGTTTGCAAGAAGAAGCATTAAAACTTAACGGGCCCGCAGCAAAAAATGGCACAGCAAAATCCAAAAAAACAGTCAAAGCCAAAGAAGCTTAATTTAAATACAAAAACTGCTTGGAGAAATATACTAAAAGAAGTCGAGAAAAAAGAAGTACCTATACATGTTTTAGAAAAACTTATGGTACATCTTAAAGATGGCACCATGGTCACAGTGGATATTAAAAGACTGTTGGCCGAAGGTGCAGATCCTGACGAAATAGAAAAACATGTTTCCAGCAGACTAGATGAATTAGATCTGTATATAGACAATGTAGATTTTTTTGTAGACATCGATCTAGTAGAAAAAACAGTACAACCAGAAACAGACAGGCTATTATCTAAACTATGATCAAGGCAATTTTTGCTGTAGATCACTGGGGAGGAATGGGGTTTAACGGATCATTGCCGTGGCCCCATCATCCCGAAGATTTACAATATTTCAAAGAACAAACCATGAGAGACATCGTCGTCATGGGAAGAAAAACTTGGGACGATCCCAAGATGCCAAAACCGTTGCCTGGACGCATAAATTATGTGGCAACAAACAAACCTATTTTTGGTTACGGTATTACCACTATTCGTGGAGACTTGCAGGAAAATATTCGTAAAATTCAAAACGCATATCCAACAAAAACAGTTTGGATTATTGGCGGACCTGACATTTTGATGGAAACTCGAGATCTAGTAGATCAAGTTCATATCACCCATTTCAAAGGTCAATTTAAAACTGATCGACAAATCGATTTACGAAAATATTTAAGTTTATTCAGAGCTACCAGTGCTGCTACTAGTTTAGATAAAAAATGCAGTTGGATGACTTATAAAAACATTGACATATTTCGTCAATAAAATTATACTTAATGCATGGAACAACAATATTTAGATGCATTAAAATATGTGCTAGAAAATGGCACTAACAAATCCGATCGTACCGGCACTGGCACTATTAGCGTGTTTGGTATGCAACAACGCTACAACTTACAATATGGATTTCCAGCTGTAACAACTAAGAAACTGGCATGGAAATCTGTGGTATCAGAATTGCTGTGGTTCATTGAAGGGTCAGGGGACGAAAACCGTTTGCGAGAGATTCTACATGGTAGCAAACATACAGAAAAAACAACCATCTGGTCTGCCAATGCCACAGCACCTTATTGGACTAATAGATACAAAAAGTTTCCCCCACGGGGGCCGCAATACGACGGTGACTTAGGTCGTGTTTATGGTGTACAATGGCGACACTGGCGTACCAGCGAACGAACTTTAAATTCAGACAATAACGATCTAATTAACGTCGAAGTTGATCAACTTACTGAATTAATTAAGGGAATAAAAGCAGACCCTCACGGACGAAGACATATATTATCAGCATGGAATCCAGGCGAATTAGAAGCCATGGCCTTGCCACCGTGCCACTGCTTTGCTCAGTTTTATATTGCCGATGGTAAGCTATCTTGCCAAATGTATCAAAGAAGTTGCGACATGTTTTTAGGTGTACCCTTTAATATCGCGAGTTACAGCCTGTTAACACATCTTGTAGCTCAAGTGTGCGGCCTAGAAGTAGGCGAGTTTGTTCATGTACTGGGAGATGCACACATCTACATGAATCATGTAGACCAGGTAAAAAAACAATTATCACGTGAACCTTTGCCTGCCCCAACTCTTTTGCTAAGTCCGGGCATAGACAAAATCACTGACTTTACCATGGGTGATATTGTGCTACACAACTATCAAAGTCACGGTGCCATCAAGGCAGACATGGCCGTATGAAGATCAAAGTACATGAATTTTTGATGAGTGACGTAGATGACTTTGCAATCTACGCCGCTGAACCTTTATATAATTGGGAAAAAAGCGAACAAGGTCAGTGGGTCATGAATAATGCTGTTGACAAACCTTCATGGCATTCAGGTTGGGACCATGTCACTTTTCAAAATAAAGTAACTATAATTGCAGATTTGGAAGAAAAAGATCTAACATATTTTAATCTTAAATGGGGTGTTAAATGAAATTCTTAGTAACAGGCGGTGCAGGCTTTATTGGGCACAATGTTGTCAGACAATTAGAGAGTCAGGGTCACGAATGTTTTATTCTAGATAATTTAACTACATATGGGTTTGTACCTAAAGAAGAAATGGCGTATCTTTCAAAAGAAAGAACGAAAAGAATTCGAGCCAGCGTACATAGAGTAGATCTACGTGACGAAAAATATGTAAATGATTGGTTTCTAAATTTTTCAAATAACACCGATGCTATTATCCATCTTGCCAGTTTTCCCCGACAGAAAGTAGTAAGTCAAAATCCAGTCTGGGGCAGTGAAGTTATGAGCACTGCATTAGTTCGATTGTTGGAATTAACAAAGTCTTATAAAATACCTAAGTTTGTTTATATCAGTAGCAGCATGGTCTATGGAGATTTTAACAATGACGTCACCGAAGACAGTGTATGTAATCCACAAGGGCAGTATGGTATAATGAAATACATGGGCGAACAATTGGTCAAAGATTATAACCGTCGCGGTTGTTTTGATTATTCTATCATCAGACCTAGCGCAGTGTACGGCGAATGGGACGTAGAAGACAGGGTTGTTTCAAAATTCATGCTAAGTGCAATGAGAGACGAAACACTTAAAGTCAAAGGTGCCAGCGAAGTATTAGATTTTACTTATGTAGAAGACACTGCACAAGGCATTGTTCGTGCAGCTACTATGAAACAAGCCAACAGTGAGATATTTAATATAACTCGTGCAGACACCAAACTATATACACTTTTAGATGCAGCCAATATTGCAATTGAAATTGCCGGCAAAGGCAAAGTCGAAGTTCAAGGAAAAGATGCAGATTTTCCCAGTCGCGGGCGTTTAAGTATCGATAAGGCTGTTCGCTTACTAGGTTATAATCCAACTACCAGTGTTGAACAAGGATTTGAAAAATATCATAATTGGTTTAAGGCCAGTGAATTTTGGAAGTCAAAACTATAATTCCGTTTTTTGGCGTAAAAAGACAATACGCTAATTTAAGAAAAGAAATACTAGATGCTGTGGATAAAGTTTACAGCACAGGACAAGTATTGGATGGACATTATACTAAAGAGTTTGAAAAGCAAATCGCAAAAAGATGCCATCGCCGATATGCTGTTGCTGTTAATAGTTGTAGTCAAGGTTTGATATTTGCTCAGCAAGTTTTATTTTTAGAGAATACAAAAATCCTCATCCCTACTATTAGCTTTGTATCTACTATTAACAGTGTATTGCTAAATGGCAATGAACCAGTATTGTGCGACACTGACGATCAAGCATTGATAAATTTAGAAAGTTTAGATTATGCTATTAAGGGAGCAGGGGTACAGGGTATTATGTATGTTAATCTGTTTGGCAACACAGTTGACTGGAACAGATTTAAAATGACTACTGATTTCTTTAATCAAGATTTAAAAATAATCGAAGATGCAGCTCAAAGTTTTGGAGCTAGCTATAAAGGAATGCCCAGTGGATCGTTGGGAGATATCAGCGTATTAAGCTTTGACCCTACAAAAAATTTACCTAACTACGGCAGCGGTGGTATGGTACTAACAGATGATTTAGAAATATACAATACTCTGAGAGACCTACGCGACAACGGCAAAACTAGTGGGCATGAAATTCCAGGCACTAATAGTAAAATGAACGAAGCAGACTGCGCTCAAATGCTGGTTAAACTTAATTATTTTGATTCTTGGCAACGTCGTCGTACACAGATTGCAGAATACTATAACGCTGAATTATGTAATCACGTTGACACGCCCAAGACTACAGAGGGCACTGTTCATGCTTGGCACAAATATGTAATAAAACTAAATGACAGAAATGGACTAAAACATCATTTAGCAATTAATGGAATAGAAACTAAAATACATTATGAATCTCCGTTATATGAACATCCAGTGGGCTATCCCTATATTAACTATGCAGCAGAGTTATACAGGGAAGCCAGTGCATTTTGCCAAGAGTGTTTGAGTTTGCCAATTTATCCAGAATTAACAGATTCAGAAGCTGAATCTATTGTCGATAACATTAAAAAGTTTTTTAACTAGATTTCCATTTATTCGCTAATGCTTCAACAAAATCTTTAATAGTTGTTAAATTATTTTGTTGCATAAATTTAATTATTCTAATAGCATTATTACGATCTGCGCCAGCACTGGGTTTACGGGCGTTACTTAAGTCAGAGTCCAAACTCCTAATCGCATCATCTTTATAGTATGAGTATTGTAGATTGTATCGTAGTTGTTCAGCACGTTTACTTAATTGTGAGCTGTCTCTAGCTTGCAATAACTCCATCCAAGGTATTAAATATCCCCTGTGACGGCTTAGATACCCGCCAGTTTTTTCTTGTCCTGACAGCACAGAAACATCGCCTTGCTTACGAGTGTTAAAGTTTCTCCAAGCCTCTTTGTCTGTATAAAAATAAGCAGGAATATTTCTACGTTTGGCAGTAATTAAAGCTTGTCGAGTCCACGCTTTAACTTCCGGGTCAGCCTCGAGATCGCAATACATATGCACAGCAGATACACCTTCGATGGATATCATAGGTTCTTTACTGAATACTCGATCTTCGGCTTCGTGTTCTCTATGATGAGGTAAAGATGGATTTCTGTTTTCCCAGTAATCTATGGGTTTAGAAATGTAATGATTGTTAAACCAGTTACCGTCTAGTACAAACAACGTGGCTTGCTGACCTATCGTCGAATGGTAGCCACCTCGACGGGTTCTAGTAGTGCTTAAGAAATAAGGATGTCCCTTAGGTGCATATTGTTGCTCTATACTACCTAATGTACTGCTTAATTGAAAGACTCCGGAAGTTAAAATAGATAATGCTGTTCTGTTACTAGTGTAATGAAATACTATACGACTTAGACTTTCATCTAGTTGACCTGGTTCCCAAGACATATTTTTAGAACCTTTAATAGCAGGTTTAAATCCGTGCCCTTTATAAAACTTTGTTAGTTTACTCTGACTTACTTGTCCTTTATCCCATGGATACAATGTCAGGGCAATACCATCTTCTTTTGCAAGACTCTGCAATTCTTTCATTGCACGACTGCCGACTCCTTGACGCAATGGATATGCTTGAAACCATTTAACTTCTACAGCATCGCGCTTAGACAAGCTAGGTACTAATTCGAATATTGCAAATTGTTGTTCGTCACCTTGTCCTCCCATGGGCATAACGTGGTTGTTTTGCCATACCTGTGGATACTTTGTATATACTTTTTCAATCCAATCTTTTGCTCGTGTTTGATCGGTATTAGATAATTTGATAACTTCGTCAATACGCATTCAGTATTTAGCGTCATAATACTGTCTTAGCCAAGCCCACTCATAACTGAGCATTAGTTTGTCATACTCGCCGTTTACGGTGTCGTAGTACTCTATGGCATCTTGGGCTCCAAGAATACTCCAGTTACCAAACTGACCATTGCCCACTGCCAGCCACTTCTTAAGTCTGAACTCAGTTTCAATATTAGGTTGTGTAATACTGAAATATTTTAACTTAACAACTTCTCGGAACGCTGTTCTCCAGGTAGTCCAAGCATCTTGGTCATAATGGGCGGTGCCACTTAAAATGGGCACTACTTCATGAGCTTTACTTAAAGTAAAATCTAATCCACTTTCTATTGTTTCTAGTACCAAACGTTTATTGTAAGCAATCATTGCCTGATGTCCGTAGATCAATCCATTTACTGGATTCTTGGCATGAAAAATATAATGTTTGGGTTCCTGGAAGTAATCAGGTTGCCAAGACCAATCAAAATTAACGTCAACTTCTAATTTAGCAAACACTGCAAAAAACCACGGTGTATCACTACGTTCGGCCGCGGCTTTGTATGCTGCCATACGACCATTTACATTTTGAACACGTTCGATTGTATTACTGAACTTTAGTGCAGGAAATCCAGAGTCTTCCTGGTCCAAAACTTTACACAAATGATTATACCAACGCTCTGCGTTTGGCTCACCATTACTGATATAGACTATGTCTAAACAGTCTTCTGTGTGTACAGATTCGCCCCTTTTCCCGACGTTTATGTAAGGATAATCGTAGATTTGTGTGCGTAAATGTGCTTTAATATCTCGTGGTACTACACATATACCGTTGCTTTCTATAAAACTCTCTACAGCCCTGTCTTTTTCAGTCCATAGGCAAATTTCACTGTTAAGTAAGATACCGGGACTATTTAAAAATGCTGCATAAGGAAATTTGAAATCATAATTACGAACTTCGTCTACTAGATTGTCGTGGTCATAGTAAACTTTCGGGCAGGCGTATCTATGTACTGTTTGATCTTGACAATAATCGATAACGTTAAACCAATCCAATAACTCCAAATCAACCATTTGTTTTTTAAATGATTCTACATGGATGTAAAAAGTATCTCCGCGCTTTTGATTACCGCTAGGGAAACAATGAATCATTTCTTCTTGCCACTGAGCAGGATGCCAAGTAAAATCAAAATCTCGATAATCACAGACACTGCTAATCACCCACACATATTCTGTAGTGGCCAAATTTACTATACGTTTCAGTACGTTTAAATGGTCCGATACATATCTAGTAGATTTAATATCTGGATATTGTAGTTTAAGAGCAGCAAGATGTGCCTTACTCTCGGGATTCATAAAATCCATGTAGAATATATCAGTGGACGTTACTCTTTTAATTTCAATATCATCACGCCAATGCCACTGATGTTCTTTGGTGCCTGTTGGAACTAAGTATGTGCCGCCATTTTTTTGCCATTGACTGGCCCAAACATGTGTATGCTCTGCTTCGTAACTGATAGGCCGCCAATAAAAGTCAAAATCTCTATAGTTATTGTGCCCGTCTATGTACCAAAAATATGCTGTACGGCAAAGTGAATCAGCTTCTTCCAGACTAGATGCTGGTTGTTCAAAGTCAAACAAACCAGGCTTGGGTCCTTTGTAGAATACGTCAAACATCGATTTGTTCTACTGAAACTTTACATTTGTTTAAAAATTCAACGCCAGAAGTATCACGATAAGCTTGACCAAAATAAACTTTTTTTATTCCGCTTTGATAAATCAGTTTAGAACATTCTATGCACGGTGCATGAGTAATAAACATTGTTGCTCCATCCCCGCTTTCACTACTTCGTGCTAATTTGCTGATGGCGTTCGATTCTGCGTGGATCACTTCGGGTTTTGTTTTTAATTCGTAGTCGCCTGTTTTATCCCAAACTTTGTTTTCACAGTTGTTATCCCATCCTGCAGGCATGCCGTTGTAGCCAATGCTGATAATTCTATCATCTTTAACTACAATTGCACCCACATGCAGTCGACGAGCATGGCTGAGTTCGGCAAATGTTTTTGCAGTCTGCATATATGCTTGTATTAATTTTTGTTTCATTTTCTTAGCCAACTTACTTCATCCCAATTATTACCTGTTGGATTAAATTTTGCCACTACTTGAGAATAAAGTTCGATATCTGCAGCCAAATAGTTTAGTACTTCTTGGTTAGGATTTTCTTCAAACATTTCTTTTATTTTTAATTCCAATGCTTTTTTCTTTTTACTTGATTCATTTGTGTTATTGACATTTCTAAACATGTGTATGTTATATTTTTTTAATAACATGTCTGTTAATTGAATCACTTGGTCAGGAGAAATAATGTCTATGGGTATCCAGTCAATTTGATTGCAGTATTTTCCTAAATTTTCTGAGATTGACACGGAATGAAAATCAAGTAACTTAGAATTTAACACTAACTGTTGTAAATTAGAATCTATATAAAATTGATTTGCTAGACTGTTTTCATATAACCACTGTGTTATAGCCTTGTATCTTCTAGTCAATGGATCTGATATAAAAGAAAATACACACCCTTCCCAATTAATTTCATTAAATGTAGTCGGCGGCCATCGATGATTAACTTTAAAAATTTCTCTGAAAAAAGTAGATGCGTTTTTCAACGTAACTATGTACGTTAAAACATCACAAGAGTACGTCTCTACGTAAGATCCAGCCCTGGGTTCAAAAGAATTGAACTTGTTTATATCGACAATATAAGGAGTTATGTCCATATTAATCTATAGATATTTGTTTACCCCATTTAATCAAATTCCATACTCTTTCGTGTAGAAAGTATAACAGGGTATTAACAGTTATTTGCAATAACGCAATACTACCAGCAATCGAAAAATCACCTGTAATAACGTATGATATTATAAACGTAGCTCCGCTACCAGTCAATCTCCAGCTAATCGTTTTAATAAAACTTCGCTGGATACTGTCTGTCATTTTAAACCTAGTTCTTTTCTAATTTTAGTAGCACTAATATCAGTAATCGACTCATCGAATGTTTCTTCGCCCGCTGAATATCCCACGCCACGACCCCAACCTATATGCACAATATTTGGAACTACTTGTATGTCGTATTGCCCTTGGTATAGTGGATCTAAGTCTCGACGAATAAATGATTTTACTTTTTCTACTTCAAAAGGGTTAGACCCTTGCCATCCCTGTACATCACGAACTTGAATCATAACTTGGCCTGTGCGCTGTAGCAGTCTTTCGAATAGTGCGCGGTGACCATCATGCCATGGTTGCCAGCGACCCAACATCTGTACTGTTTCTTTTTTCCAATCAAAAGTAGGACGGCGACGATCATCGACGATATGCTCAGCAATAAAATCTGCCCACTTGGCAGCGTTCTGTTCGGTAATCCGGAAATCATAAACTTCGGGCTCCACAAACATTTTATTAGTGTCGGCGTAACGACCTTCACGTATAGTGTCCATCCATACAGTCCAATCTGCTTTAAAATTGTTACGCATTTCGACTAAGGGTGCAACAAAGTCGCACAGTGCATAATCTGTATTACAAGTAGCAGACAACTCGGACATACGCTTGCTTTGCCTAATACGCCCTGCTTCGCTGAAATCCCAATCATTGAATTGTTTACGTATTTCATCTGCGTTAAACCAAGTTACAGTTTTGCCATTTGCTTCTAGCAACTTTTTTAATTCTGTTGCCAAATAAGTTTTTCCTGCACCGGGCAGGCCCATTATTAAAATCTTTGATGCACTCATTATGTTTCCTTTCTTAAGTTTTCAAATAATTCTATATCTTTTCTAAAATAGTCTAAAATATGTGTGTTGTTTTTATTGTCTGTGAATCTTTGTTTTATTTCTCTTGTTAAAGATTGGCTATCAACCCCTGCTATATTTTTAAATCCTCAATCAAAATTTGTCCATCTAAGTATTTTTTGTGATTGAAGAAATTTGTCTGTGTTTTCTATAGTTTTATCATAATTGTCATAATCACAGATAATCCATTGAATTTTTGTAATCTTTTCACCTAACATTTCATGATAACTTGCGCTATGATTGTCGATATACGGAAGATTTATAATATAATCTCGGAATTCTGCATTTACTCTGAATTCTGTGTGTAAATTGTTACGAATCAACCAATGAGCAATTCCTTTATGCCTACGTTCAATCGGATCGGCTAAGTGGCTAAAAATTAATTTATTTTCCCAATCTATATCTTTATATTCTATTGGCTCCCATTTCATACCATTTATAAAATTGTTATAAAATAAAGAAGAAACACATCGATAGTTCCGTAAATAAATTAAATGAGCAGTAGTGCAAGCTTGCCCCAAATTTGAATTTGTTACAACTATTTCAGCATTAAAGGTCACGACAATACTTTTACTCCGTATAATTGTTCAAATCTGTCAGCGTCGACCCGGTCATTGACCATAGGTTCACCCCTAATGTTTAGACTAGTATTTAATAGCATAGGACAATCTGTGACAATAAACCATTTTTCTAAGAGTTCTCTGATTCCCGATCCGTCCTTGGGCACAGTCTGAACACGACTAGTTCCATCATGATGCACAATAGCAGGAAATAAGTCAGGACTACGGCAACAAGCGACTGACTGCATATAAGGACTATGATCGAAGCCAGGGGGCATATCAAAATACTCGCTAGCGTATTCTGCCAGAATAACTGGCGCAAAAGGTCTGAACTTTTGTCTACGTTTGATTTCATTTACTCTATCCTTAATATCATTTCCTCTGGGGTCAGCCAATAAACTACGATTGCCTAATGCTCGCGGGCCGAATTCTGCGCGGCCACTTGCCACACCAACAATACGATCACGCAAAAGAGTATCCAGGGCGTCATTAACAGGGTAAGAGCCAGGAATAAGATGACCCAGATAAGCATCATTCCAATTAATGCGGCCGCCATAAACAAGAGCAGCGGCACCAAGACTAGACCCTGCATCCCCGGGATTAGGCATAATCCAAATATTTTCAAAGTATCCTCCTACACAGCTATTAATACTACAGTTAAGAGCAACACCGCCCATGTATACCAGATTAGAACTCCAGTTAAAATCTTTTGCTCTACGCATGATATTTAACACTAAATCTTGGGTCAGATCTTGTGCGCTGGCTGCAATGTCCATATCTCCTACGTAGGACAAATACTTTTGTTCTATGCCCGTATGAAGATTTTCTTTAAATTTAATTTCCCATTCATTGTGCAAAAATTTGGACTTAAATAAATCAGTGAACGCTGGCACACCATATGCTGCCATACCCATAAGAATATATTCTTCTTCATTGGGTTTAAGACCAACACGTTCTGTCATTGCACTGTAAAACAGTCCTATACTATGCGGATATTTTTGACGCCATAATCTTTTATAAACGGCTTTTCCTTGAACGTATTCTGCTGCCCAAATGCTTATTGTATCCCATTCACCAATGGCATCGATTACAACCACCGTGGCTTTGTCAAATGGGCTTGTCTGAAACCCTGCAGCCGCGTGGCATAGATGATGATTGTGCGTTGAAATCGGTCCTGGGAAATTAGAAAATTCTTTGCCTATTTGCCTATTAAGAATCTGTCGAACAGTTAATTTATTCCATTCAACACCTTGACCGCTGTACAGTTGTCTTAACTGTTTATTCCATGGTCGTTCATAGTAAGCAACATGGTCAATTCTATAATTAATTATTTCTTTGATTATACCAGGACTTAAATTTGGATCGTTTTTAATTTTACTATAGCGTTCACTGTGACCCGCATATAATATATTTCCATGATAGTCAATGACACTTAATGCAGCATCATGGAATCCTGCAGATATTCCTAAAATATTCATTTATAGATAAAAGGATCTTGCTTTCGCAATTCTTTGAGTTTGCGACGATAAGTGATTTCTAATTTAATTCTGTAGTATAAATTTTTAAGCCATTTCATGATATTATTTATTGAGTAAACTACTGCTGTAATCGTAACCAGGTTTTAATCTTTCGATTTGTTGATCATAGTAGTCTTTGTCCGACCAAGTATAAGAATAGACAGAGCGTAAAATGTTTCCCGACCCATCATCGCATTGAATTGAATATATGTCTAAATAACTCGATAGTATGGGCCAAACTTCGCTGTATTTGATCGTACCAAAACTTCTTTGTAAGTCAACTTGCCCCACTGAATGATATCCGAAATTATATTGATTATCTTCGGGATCGAATCCATTTCGTTCAAGCCATGATTTAAACCCAGACATTTCTTTGGTGTACCAAGGGTGAGGCCCATTATAACATACGTCCTGTGCCCATTCGATATCAAACTCGCCGCTGTAGTAACGTAGATGTGTAATAGCATCACAGGTTGTCTTGTCGACGTCAACTCCTTTTTCATCTCTATAAACTTCAAACAGTGTTTTGCCAATCTGTGTCCAATGTAAGTAGACTTCCCCGAATTTTCTATCATACCTTGATTCTTTAAAATTAGTTTTATATGTTGACGGAAATTCGTATCGCGAGGCATTTAGAAATGTAGTGATTTGACTAGGCCTAACCCACTCAGGCAATGTTGCTTGTTTACGTTGACTCAGCATTAAACTCTCTGCTTCGTGACATAGATTATTCAATTGTCTGATAGCGAATTTAGTTGTATAATCTGCTTGTTTATAATAATCACTGAGTCCCCACACAGTTCCTTGCAAAATTTCAAAATGGTTATGCAATTTGTTCATTAACTCTTGATTAGGATTTAATGTTTCAGGATTTCGTAGAGTAAAAGGGTAAAAGTTTTCTTCTATTTTATACTCGCCTTGGAAGAAATCATTTATTACATTCTTGACCCAGAATAGTTCTCTACAAATATATTCTAAATCTCTTTGACTGTCGGGAAATCCCAAGAAGCAAAAGTTTTTTTCCAGATATTTGTGTTGCTGTACAATTTCTTGTAATGCCGTAAACCATCGCTGAGCCATTTCATGCTCGTAGACATTGATAATATAGTCTAATGTTTTTGTTTTATCTAACGGATTTCGTAGTGTTATTATTACTTTATTCAATTGAATTCCACCATTTTAATACTTCAGGTTTTGTTGAGAGTATATCACGCATAGTATAACTATCATTTCGAATTTGTTCAAGTCTTTCGATTCTTGCTTTTCCTTTACGCAAACCAATTTGATATTCGTTGGGCCATTGTTCCTTAAAGGTGGGTCTAGTTTTTAGTTGGACAAGTATATCCTTTAACGGATTATTACTAGTACCACTTATGATTTCGTCTGCCCAAGGATGTAATAATTCCCGGGGAAGAGATAAAGGTGACATAACTATGTCTGGACTAAAACTAAAAATTACTTTCGCGAGAATATCGACTTTTTCTTCTTCTGCAAGTCGCTGGATATTAGCAATTTCGAACATGCCGGGCAAAGTGAGCGTAAAGTCAATTCGCATTTGACGTCTGTGACTAGCGATTTTAACTCCTTCACGGAAGTTTGCAAGCCAAGAATTGTAGTCAAGGCCTGTTCTAATGTATTCTCCAATTTTTCCTGTGCCGTCGATACTTGCACAAATCTGCCAATCACGAAGCCCGCTGAGAATATCATTATAAAGATTGATACCTTTATAATTAATTCTTGATAAGTTTGTATTGTATCTAGCGTAAACATTTGGGCCGTCTCCTAATTCTATTATTCTCTGCATGTATCTCCAATGTTGCTCATACATGAGAGGCTCGCCCCCTACCCAATATACTTCTTCGACTCGATGCTCTTCGACGGCTTGACTAAACTCTGCCTCAATTTGTGTGTCTTGAAACTGTTCAATTTGTTTTTTGATTTCGGGCTGCATCCAATTATTTTTTGGATCCGCCCAATTGATCATGTTGTGTTGTCGTTGCTCACTTTCCCAAGCACTGCTTAACATGTCTCCACACATTCGACATTTAAAATTACAAAGATTACTAAATCTGTAATCCCAGCTCACAGGCTTCATATCTGTTGAGCCGTCGTGGCAAGTTTTTTCCATTGCTTCATTGTACTTATGACCAAACAATTGATTAAAATAGCTACGGTAAACATTGGTGTTTAGCAATTTGTCGTTGCATACTTCACACTCTGGCAGAGTTTCGCCGGCCATCATTCGACGCCGAACAGATTTCATATGTTCACTATTCCAATGTTCATCTAAATTAATTGGTATATATTTTCCAGTACCAGACTTAGTATCTATGTACTGTTGAAAACTTTGTGCTGGTTCGCGACTTGCACAACACATTCTGCGTTCTGTTTGTGGACTCAGATATGTATGTGTCCACGGTGCAAGGCAAAGAGTAAGCGGTTTATTCATAGCCCATGGCCTTTGCTATTTCGGGATGTGTATCCATAAAATTTTGTTTTCGATAAGCATCTGTGCGCTTCATATTGTTTAAAAATATTTGCCCGTCGCTGCCTGCACCGTTTTCGATAAATTTAATTACATTTTCAATTTCTTGGTGATGTTCCTCTGTGTTCCAAAAAGTTGTTTTAAGTTTATTCAAAACTAATTCTTTGGCTGCAGGAGTTAACTGTTGAATACTCATATGGTCTGGGCTGTGCAACATATTAAAATAAATGCTGTCAAAAGGTTTGGTGCTTGCCCAGGCCAGTAATTCATCTAAGTAATATACATTTTGAATATTAATAGTGAAACAAAGTTGAGTAGTAATGTTAGGCGTGTCAACGTCACGGGCAAAATGAACTCCGTCGATTATTTCGTTGGCCTTATCCCAATCTGCCCCGTATCGTTCATATTCAAATCTTTCACCGACATTGTCGATGCTAAATGCAATATCTACACGACCAAAATTATTCCATAAAGCTGATTTTTGTATGCCTAACCCGTCGATAGTTGCATTGGTATTATAATGAATATCGATATGTTTACTATGGCCTGTTGCTACTGCATATCGTAGTAAATCCCAGTGTTCTTCGATTAACCAAGGCTCGCCCCCGGTAAATTCAAAATACTTAATATTGGGTAGTAACGATTTTAAATTCTCCCAAAAATTAGGACTCTCCTCTGGCCACTTACCTTGTTTAAGCCAAGTATATGCAACATGTTTTTTCTTATCATGTCCTTGCGGCAAATACTCTAATTCTTCTGCCGCCCACTTACTACTGCTCCAACTGCCGCATATCCTGCACTTTAAATTACAAATGTTGCCCAGCTTTAAATCAATGAACCATAATTGATCAGGAACATCGTTTTGCCAATCGACCAATGGGTATAACTCTTTGAGTCTAACTTGACTGTGAATACGTTTACTAGTCCTGTTTGCGGCTTCCTCATCCCAGCATAATTTACAGGTATTTGGTTTTTCGCCGCGGCGGAATTGTCTACGTAAGTTTTGCATATACTCGCTAGTATATGCATCTTGTAATGTATGTCTTCTAAGATCAACACCAGTAATATCTTCTCTTGCAAGACAACAAGGTCTTGCAGTACCCATGGGGCTAGTCTCGATACTAATCCATGGCAACATACAAATACTATTAGGTAAAGTCATTTATTTTTTAACTCGCTTAATTCAGGAAATGTGTTCCAAAAGTTTTCTCCCCTGAGATTATCAATTAAATTAATTTCTTGTTTAAATTTACCCCAGTGCTGTGAGCCGTCGGTGGACATTAGGAAATTAATGGCACTCTTGAATCCAGTTGTTGCTCGTTTTAATGGATCTTGCGGTTCTAACCATTCAATATGTCTTTCGTATGCTGGTTTAATTACTCGCTCTTTAAATTCTTGCGGGAACAAATCAATCCTATACCATTCAGGACTTTGACAAATATTCACATTAAAATCTTTAGGCTTAATAAATCCCATATCAACCCATTCTTTATGAAAATCTAAAACGTGCAATACATTCATAGCACTAATAGTAGATGCAATATAAAAATCTACGTGCGGTACTTCTTCCAACATACGTTCACGATTGCGAACTGTTTGTTTCCAGTCTGTGCCTTTTCGCATTAGTTCTGCTCTGGCTCCGCTGGCATCTAAGCTGGCTCCTACTCCTACAGTTCTAAAATGTTTCCAGTATTCGAATACATGTTTATCTTTAAAAGCTAATTCACTAAAATTTGTATTGTATTGAATACAAACGTCTGTTCGTCCTGCTTCAATAAGTTTTTCTAATAGATAATAGTGTTCCTTCATAATCAAAGGTTCACCGCCTGCAAAATAAACTTGTTCCAAGTAGGGAATATGTTCTTCCATTTGTGCAATCATATAATCTTCGTCGCCAGCAGCATATTCAATTCTGGCCAAATCTTTGCCGTTTACGTCAGGCACTCTATTGAATAATTTGACATGATCATTATACCAATTACTGCTAAAAACCGGGCCGCACGTTCTGCAACGAAAATTACACAAATTGCTAAACCTAACGTCCCAGTATCTGATTTTAAATTCTGGGTGTGTTCCGTCTGGCAGTGTTTTATCTACGTCTGCAATATTATGTCCGTAACTACGATTAGCATCATAACGCATACTAAAGAATCCGTTTTCTTCTTGTTCATAACATTTGGTACATTGTTTAACTGGCTGATCTGCCATCATTAAACGTCTGATCTCTTTGTACCCTTCTTGGTTCCAAACTTCTTGCATTGAATTCTTTTTTAAATTTCCAATTGGATGAAAGTATTCTGCAAAGCAACAAGGATACACTCTGCCGTCTGGGTAAGCATGTTGGTGAACCCATGGTAACATACAAAAAGATTTACTGTTCGTTAATCTGTTGATTTGAGTTTCTGTCAGCGTTGCAGGATCTGCAAATAATGGTTTCCTACTATTGTAATCGTAACCACGTTTATAAAATCTATCAGTTTTTTTATCTTCGCTCATAGTGTATTATACCAATCTGCCAGAGAAGGAAATGTTTTACAGAAGTCTTTACCTCTGCGCTGATCGTACTGTGTGTAAAATTGTTTGAAATCACTGCGTAATTTAGACAGCTCAAATGCATCGCTGTGTGGAGTTTTTACAACATCCAAGTAATCTATTAATCTCTGTAAATGATTTATTTCATGCTCATGTAAATAGTTATGTCCTTTATGGCGAACAAGAAAATTAACCAATTGATCTTTGTATTTTGATTTAATATCATCAGGCAACACCAATGGACTCTGAAAACTAGGAAAACGTAAAATATTTAAAGTAAAATTAGGATAGTCTCGGCCGAATTCTTTCTTTAAGTCTATTAGAGTATCTAAGAAATCAGGCAATGTATCCAGGCATAATGCATTAATTGTACACATAATATGAAGCCCGCGAAACTTTTTACTGTTAACAAGCTTCATAATATTTTCTAACCACAGAGTATAATTTAAACCATCTCGTATATATTCTGCTTGAATGTGATCACTTTCGTTGCTAGTATATAAGTCTATTTCTAAACCATCCACGCTGTCAATTAATCTATCGATATCAACTTGATAACCTAAATTACTGTTAATAGCTAAACGTGTTTGGCTTTTACCTTTATTAGTTTTAAACCAATCGATTAGTTTCCAAGTTTCTCCACTCATCAAAGGTTCTCCGCCCGTAATACGTAATTCCTTTAATGTGCGATGTAAGTCTGATTCCCACCATTTATGAAATGCTTCAACATAGGGATTAACTTCGCCAAATTTATATAGTTGACTATGATCATGAGTATGAGTAAAATGATTCCTGCCGTCACTAACCAATCCTGTATAAGGCCCGTTACGTTTGATGTCATTGACCCATGTACTGCTAAAAGCAGGATTGCAATAACTACAAGCAAACTGACAAGTTCTGTCGAAAGCAATTTCAAGAGTTTGAAGATTGAAATCTTCTCTTGCTGGGGTTCTGTATGCATATGCCAAATCTTCATCATTGTAAATTACAGTTTTGTATACTCGATCGCTTATTGCATCTCGACCCATGTCTTCGATCTTCCAGCAGTACTCGCAACCTGACGGTCTTTCGCCCTTCTGCATCTGCTCTCGTTCCATTTTCTTTTTTTGAGTATTGTGCAATGCCCTAGGATTTCGTTCAACATCGTCAATGTCTACTTTGTGCGGCAAGGGATGGTGGCAACTAGTAGTCATTCCGCTACCTAACCATATAGTAGCATTATACCATTTAGCTCCGCAAAAAGAATTTGATTTAATGTCGATTACTCTGCGTTTGTAATCTAAGTCTGTTTCATTGTTTATTCTTGGCATAGTTGTTAAATTTAGTTGTGAACTCGTCTATTAAATTTTTATCCTCACCCGGTGGTTGTGTGGATATCATTACATTCCTATTGTGTCTACAAATATCTTCGGCTTCATTTAAAAATTCTTCTAAATTAGAATTGCAAAGAAATTCTACCACATCCACTATTCGATCCAGTCGTTTATCGTTGTCGTCTATTAGATCAAACGATTCATCTATTAGATGACCAAACGTTTTAAATCCCTGATTGTGTAAATCTCTATAGAATCCATAGTTTGCCACTGCTACAAATGGGTGCCCAATTTTAAGTGGCTTGTAAATTTTTTCTGTTCTAAAGCTATAAGGCAAATAAAAATTTGTTTCAGTGACAACACTGAAATAAGAATCTTCAAAAATATTTGCAAATATTTGTCCGTCGGGCCAGTCGTTTAATTTATATTTTCCGTTTATTACATTATCACTGTTGACTTGAAATTGGTAGTCTTTGGGCAAAAATTTATTGTCGTAGAGAGCAGACCATAAACTTCGGACTAACAAATCTTTTTTATTTAATTTTTCTATTAGTAATGAACGATGCGATCTTTCTATTCCATTTAAAAAATTAAACAAAAATGTCTTATTCCTTTTTAAAAAAATTCGATCAATTATCTTCGAATCTCTTTTTTCGAGCTCGGTTGTTGTACGTCCTAAAATATACCTAAATATGTCTACGGTTACATGTGCTATACCCGGGGGCAAATCTCCCGACGACATTATAAACGGTAGACGCACAAAATCATTCCATCCTATTGCCTTTAATGTATCTAACACTGTATTGGTACCTTCGTGTAGCATACTTAGTATAAACAAATTTTTGCTGTCCAAGGAAATAATATTTTTTTTAATAATATCCCCCGTTAATAAAACAATACCATTGTTTGAAATTAAACTTTCTACGGTATCGTGCTCCATTATTTCAAAGTAATCGGGGTACCAATTAAAGAATTCTAAATCGTCGTTTTTTAACGAGTTAATTTTAATCTTTTGCATTTAAAAGATCCTTAACTTTGTCAGGAAGAGTAATGTTTTTTCTATCTTCCCATTGTTTTAAAAAGTGTAAAAATTCTGAAAATAAAGTTTTATTAAATTTGGTTGAAGACAATATACTTAAAACAACATCAACATTCTTTATATTTTTATTATCTAACAAAGTTAATAACACAGTTTCTGCTTGTTTTTTAATCTTATCCGGAGTTGCTTCAATGCTTTGAATTCTGGGATTTTGACCATATGACAATACCCAATGAAATTTATCTTTATATTTTTCTATTCTGGGCAGTATTACAGTAGATGAGAAGTTTTCAATATCGCAGAGAGTTAAATTAGTCATCAGACTTGATATATTAATTTTGATATTTTCTTCGCTGCGTTCTAATAGATAGTCCAAATTCTTCAAAAATAAATCATAATCAAGACCATATCTAACAAATTCTGATATTTCATCACAAGAATCTAAACTGGCGTTTATTACAATGTATTTGAATTTATGTCTATTAGATAGTAGTTTATCTATTGCTTTTTTATCGACCATTAAATTTGAAGTTACATCTAAAATTCCTTTATGGTCTATCGTATCTAAGATATTAAAAAAATTTTTATTTATTAATGGTTCACCACCTATTATTCTCAAAGTTTCAAATTTCACAGTGTTTAACAATTCTAAATTTTCATCTATTAATTGCTTATTTTTAATATCTACACTGTAGACATGTCGATCTGTAAACAATTGATATTTTTGATTTTGTATATCTTTTTCCCATTGACTGCTAAACTTTGGATTACAATACATGCATTGCATATTGCAAGCATTGCCAACATTAATTTCAATTACCTTAGGCGATTTATTATTTTTATATTCATTAAATGTCGATATATCAAATTTTTTTAAGAATTGAATTCTGAGACTGGTGCCGTTTGTTTTTTCAGAATTCCAACAATAAGAACAACTTGGATCTTTTACATTGTTTAATAAATTTTGTTTTTGATGATCAATGATTTCATTGTAATCGTTGACAAATTTTTCTGGCTTTGCTTTACAGCAACCATATACATAGTTATAACTAGTATTGATGATTAGCTCATCCCATTTAGCCGGACAAAAAGTGTCAGGTAGTTGTTGCATAATATTTGCATTCCTTCCAAAAATCTACCATTTCTGGAAATGCCAAAATAAAGTTAGTTCCCCTGCGTCGATCATGTTCATTAAAAAACTTATAAAAATTTGCTTTTTGCATTTTAACATAATCAGGATCCAACTTGCTACCTTCTCTCATCCAATCTATCACTCTTTGTAACCGCTGGACTTCATAGTCTTTGAATCCGTGAAATGGAGTTTCGGGCTGTTCCATTTTTGTAATCATAAAGCTCCACGATGTCTCTAGCTGATCGACATAGCTTTCAGGTAATAGTTGTAAACTTTGCCATTCTGGTTTACGTAGAATTGGAGTATCAAACCAGACACGCTGATATGTTTTGCTGTGTATTTGCCTAAGTCCCAGTATGCAACCTAATAGATTTTGAAGTCCCATTACATTTAAATTATTCATAGTAATTATAAATGTTAGACTACTACGATTCGGAACTTCATATAAAAATCTGTTAACGTTATCCCAAAATCTTTCAAAATTTAATCCATGTCTGATATATTCAGCCTGCATAAAAGTAGCATCTATACTAACATACTGCATGAAATGCTCGATTTTTTTATTCTCATTGTCGCACAGTCTTTTTACATAATCCAGATACTTGTCAAATAATGCAGGCTCAACACTGAAATTAGAAGTTACGTTTAAATGTAGCTTGGGACTAGGATTTTCTAATACGTAATCAAAAACACGATACGTATTTTTATCCATTAGTGGTTCTCCACCAGTCATCCTAAAATGTTCTAGTTCAGGATATAATTTTGGCCACCAAGACCAAAAGGCATCGACATAAGAATTATCTTCTCTTGCAGGGATAACTTTTCTATCTCCCGTAAAATGACTGGGATCATTGTGCGGAGGATTAGTAGGAAAAGCTCCGCTACGTTCTACGTCACTGGCCCAACTGCTAGAGTATTGGGGACTACAATAACTACAAGCCAGATTGCAAGCATTATTAAAATTAACTTCTACATAGGAAGGAAGTACATCTTCATCCCCAGTAGAATTAGCTATTGTTTCAAAATCTTTTGCAGCCCATGGTTCCCCACTACGATAATGTCGATCGCTTAAATTGCCCAAATCTTCTTGTGTCCAACAATAACTACATTCTTGTGGGCGCTCATTATGGAGCATAATCTTACGCTGCTCTTTTTTGTAAGGTGTATTATGTAATGCGCTGGGATTATTTTTTACTAGCGTTGAGTCAATTTTATGTAAAGGTGGATGATAACAACTGTTATTGAGACCCGTAGGCAAATGCAAGCTTACTTGTTTCCACTTTGCTAAACAAAGAGCAGGACCTAATTTAGATTTTGCTTCTTCAGCCGAGTTTAAAAAAACACTTTTAGACATTTAATAATAACTTCTTTGAAAATTTGTGAAAGGGTAAAGAATCAAATAAATTTTCTTTTCTAATTTTATCTAGAAATAAAACATGTGAAATCGTATGGATTATCAATGTTTTATTGTAATTATTTTGTATTCTTGATTCTATTGCGTCGTACATTGATTGTGTAATATAAGGCCTAATACCAGCCAAACACTCAATAGCTAACGTTTGTAATTCATCTGGGATTGCATTTAAGTTTAAAAAGTCTGGACCATTTAATAAATTTAATTCAATTTGATAATCTTTAAAGTATGAAAGTAACTTTGGTAAATGCCAAAAATTCAATATACTAACAGTGGGAGAAATTTTTATACGTAAATTTGTAAGTTGTAACGATGCTAAAAGTTGTAGATTTTTGTTAACATCTTCCCAAGATGCACCAGATCTGATATATTCAAATTCTTTTTCTATTGCATCTATACTGCATGTTACATTGATTGATTTGAATTCTTTCCAAATATCAGTAATTGACGCATCTTTATATTTTAGGGTTGTCAAATTTGTATTATACATTAATGCTATATTTTTTGCTTGACCAGATTCTATATATTTTTTTAAAATTGCCCAATGATCCCCATTTATAAATGGCTCTCCTCCAGTAAAATATGCATGTCGGACCGATGGAACCGTTATTATATCATAATAATCGTCCAAACTTTGATGTGTGATCGGTAATCCGAGCTCAGCAGCCCATTGGCTACTCGCATCTGCATTACAAGACCTGCATTTTAAATTACATAGGTTGGTATTTCTTATATCTAAGAACTGTAGTTCATTATTATCTATTGCATTTTTATTAAAAAAAGTTCTATAACTTGGTATCTTTTCCTGCTCTGCATCGATACATGTTTTGCATTCTTGAGGTGGTACACCAGTTTGTAGATCTTCAAACAAGTTACGATTACCAATCTCTGTCATTGGTTTTCTATAGTTTGAATCTATTAGACAACACGGAGAAACTCCGTTTGAAAAAATTGTCAGACTATTTTTATATGCTGCACATTTCCAAGTCATAGTTGTTGTATCAAAATTAAAGCAAACTTTTGCTGTTCGTTAGCAGTGGGATGCCGAGTGGGTGTCATGATATCGTTAAATGAAACTGATAATTTTGTGTTGAACTCATGCCCAAACACAGAAAAATCGTAGTATTTTATGTGTTGCGAATCCATCCACAATCTAAACAAATTTATCAACATGCCTGCTGTATTAGTTTGATCAATGAAGTTGTTTTCTATCATGATCTTGTGTAACTTTGGCAGTGTTGATAGATGTTGTTGATTGTGTTTGTCTGTGATAAATTTTACATTGTTTTTGTGTTCTACAAATACATCTGGATCGCTGTGATCACCTAGCAAAACGTAACTGGGGAGGATTTGCAACATAGAATCTTGTGTGTAAAAGCCTGCTCGGGCTGGATTGGTCCACCTTACAATTACTGTGTCAATATCCTGTTGATGGTGGGAAAGATAATGATACCCGACCTCCACTGTTCTCTGTACAGAGCTTCCAGGTTCAGCCAAGTTTAAATAGTCTAGTTCTAGGTGATCAGCCACATAGTGACCAAATGCATGTTCTGTGTTTTTTGGGTCTTTAAACACGCTTGCAGTGCCTATGCCGTGACAAAAACTATCTCCAAGAACCAGTAACTTTTTTACCACCCTTCAACTCGTCGAATAACATCTAACTCAGTTATTGTTGTTCCTATATTACGATGCACTGCTTTATAATGATGCTTGAAAAATGCGCTTTGATCTGCTGTCATATCAACAATAGGTAGCCCTAGTCGTGTACGTAACGTTTGACCGATATTCTCACAAGCAGGCTCTGCATCTTTACTAAAGCTGTTCCATAAATATGCAAGATGATCAAAATCTTGTACTTGTTTATAATCCCACTCTCTTAACATAGTCATGTACGTACCTAGGCGAGCACCGTATATGGCCCACCATCCATTTTCCACGTCTCGGCCGACACTTTGCCAAATACATAAATGATCATAGTTTCGAGCATGAACTTTTTGTTCAAACTCTTGCAGGCTGGGTTTCTTTCCTCGATCTAAACACATCTTAACACCTTCGCGGAATCCTGCTCGCCATGCTTGAAAAGGTGTTGCATTGGGAAATGTAGTACTATAGCAATCATGCATGGGAATATACTTAGGGTCAAAACAAAACTCTATCACGGTTTCGTCTCTGCCGTCAGTGGCTTCATGTGTTCGCATATTGTTAACGAACTCTTTGGTCCAGCAACTTATTCCGCCGTTGCCGTACATTAACCCATTGATATGATTGCGAGCCTTCCATCTAAACACACAATCTTGATTATTGTCGTCTAATTTAAGTTGGAGATTAAAAAACTCAGCGTCAGGTATATTGTCTCCGTCTATTAGCACGAACCTATCAGTATCGCTGGCCGCGGCGGCTGCTTTATGTGCAGCATCACTGCCTTTAACTCCATCCACACGTTTAGCCCACGGAATTAAATTTTGAATCTTAATCCAAAATTCTTCTTTTTTTGGTTCGTCGTAGGTTAAAAATATACAATCGAGATCTGCAATATCAACGATTTTTGTAGTCATAGTGTTCTGTGTCTTTAAAAGTTTCGCCATCTTCCAAAATTATGCCAGATAAATTTTTTACTGTTTTAAAACCAGTCTGACTTTTTTCAAGTTGAGGAGTTTGATTTAAGTTATCTTTTTTGATCGAAACTTTATCGTTTTGTATTCGATACTTGTAGCATTCCATATACACGGATTTATAAGTATTCTCATCTACTACAATATAATCACCAGAAAGGCCGTACATTTCTGCATCTTTTACTGTAGGGGATGTAGCCGTGATGTTTCCACTTTCATCGTAGTATATTCGATATTCGTATTCAATTAGTGCAGGTTTATCTATTAGCCCTAACTCGTCTAATTGTCGAATTATTTCTTCTAAGGTAGTATCTTCATTGACTGTTATGGTAGGTTCGTTCGTACTCATTTAATAATTCCTCTGTTACATATGATTTATCATAATAATGCACTGGGTTGTATTGATTTAGATTGTGAATTTTAATCATGTGGTTATCTCGGTCATGCATTACTATGTCTTGCCAAGACTGATCGGTATTACCCCAACCATTGATACCAGGTTTCAAATGTATAAAATTAATGAAATCCATGGTAGGTATAGTGCATAGTTCTACTCCTATCGTCTTTGCTGTTACTGCATACAGTGCATCGGTGCTGGGTATATCTTCTCGACAATTTTTTAATATATTCTCTTTGAGATAATCCCAATTTCTTAAAATTCTTTGTGCTGTTAAAAAGAAATCACTGGCTGTTTTACTATATCTAAAATACATCAAACCATTATATATGTCCGGAAGATCATTATCATCAAAAAATTTTCTATAAAGTCTTGATGTAGATAATTCTTGTCTATAAGTTCTGCAGCCAGTGCTCAATACAACATCTCGCAGTCTAAAAGCATTCCACCAATGGTCAATATTCCGTGTAAATAATAAGTCACTTTCTAATTTAATAGTTTCTTTAAAAGGACTCAGTGAAAAAACTTGATATTCATTGGATAGCTTCCATGTACTACCTGTGTCGTTTTCGTCATAGGGAAGTTCGATAATGTGATCAAAAACTTTTGTGTGTTTATCTGTGATTTGATCGATAGTATTTTTATCACAGATCACTGCATACTTAGCACCCGGGTGTAGGCTTTTTACATTCATTGCTTGGCAATACGCAAGTCTAAGATAATCTATCTTATCTGTATTCTGTGCAAATGTAAGAAAACCTTTACTCATTACAAACAGCCTTTACAAAGCTATCAAATTGTTCTGACAATAGATAGTTCTTATCCATGATATGCAAATTTTGTCTGCTGATTACATCTGCCCGGTGTTTGTACTTAACAGTTAAAAATTTATTTTTGAGATCGATAGACTCAATGTTGTCTTCTATGGTCAACATTAGCCAAGGTATACTTTGCTCAGGAGTCAGTGTATGGCCATTTAAAATGATATTGGCCATACTGAATGCAAAATCGTTTCTATAATTTGTTTCTCTAACAGCAAACAAACTTCTATAATATCCATAGTTTCGTTGTATACGGCCCACTAAATCGAAAAACATTTTAGCTCTTGTAGTTTTTCGAAATAGTACTACAGTAGCCCAAACCATTGGCAAACTCGCAGGCCCCATTTCATCTGTGTTAAGTCCCAGTGGGGTCTGCATGTTATACATTAATCTATAGTCAAAGGGTTGGTCGAGTAACTTTATCAAGCTATTGTTGAGCATCAAATAATCAGTGTCTATTAAAATGGTTTCATCATATGGACTTAAATCGAATGCTCGATACCTATCAAAATTTTTCCATTCATATAATTGCTGATCTTTGGAAAATCTGACGTTGCCAGTTTTACTATCAACTCGAATTATTTGATCATAATCAAATTTTAATTCGGCATCTATGTCTGTGACTATCGTTACAGGAAGGTTTGTATTTTTTTTGATTAATTTACTTGTTTGGTCTGCTATATCGGTATATTTGACTTTTCGACTGTTAAAAGCAAATACCAACACACCTTTAGATTTTTCTAATTCGCTTGAGTTCTTCATGTTGTTGGTGCCACTCGTTCATTGCTGAATGATAGTGTTGTTGTGCTTTAATTAAAAATTCTTGTTTATCTATTTCTATAGGATTTTGATAAACATCCTCAAGATAAAATCTGTCAATGGGCCAACTTGCAGCAAATGCCAATAGTTCTGGAGTTATTTTGAACAATCCGTTTTCATAAGGCATGTGTAAGTCTGTTAAAATACGTTCCCTTAGCAATCGTTTGTTAATTTGATAATCTGTAGCCAATTTTATCTGATTGACTATTTCTTCGACAGTGCTGTTCATATTGGACATAAAATGATAGGTATATACTATTATAATATATACCTATCTCATATGTCAATCTTAAAATTTAAGATATGGTAACTGTTCCCCAAGTATTTGTTAAGTTAGTTGTTTCTGGAAATTGAACTGTACAAATCATACCTAAACTAACATTTATCGAATCTGCGGGCTGAGTTGACCCTGTAGTAGCAGAAAATGCGTTAACTGTGATAGTAATAGTGTTTCCGTTTGCACTATATGAACCGGTAGTTCCATTAGTGGAATAGTTAACACTTAAAAAATCGCCTGTATAGTAGCTTGTACTAGTAACTTTGAATTTTTCAGTTGGGGTAGTAGTCAAACCGGTATAATATCCGCCGGTAGTAGTATCTGTGTTTAAAGTTCCACCTGAGCCTGCTCGGGCGCCGTAGGTTATGGCATTCAAACGTTTAGAAGAAAAATTAGTTTGAGCCAAAGTTTGTATACTAGTACCACGGGAAGTTCCTCCAGTATTAGTGAAACTATTATACGCTAGGGTTATATATCCGCCAGAATTGAAAAAATATCGTGTTGCATCTACACCACTACTGAAAGTAATTGTAAAGGTAATAATTCCAGTAACAGACGTGCCGGCTGAAGTATTCATAGTTGTAGCTTTTGAACTCGACGTTGTAGTTCCAACCGTTGCCGCACTAAGTCTGTTAGTGGCCGCAGTCGAAACAGCTGACGTTAGTGTGGATAAAAACGCTATCGATGTGCCAGCAGTGGGCGCACTTATACCAGATCCGCTACCACTTTGATGAACCCTTGCAGAATTTAATGTATTAACTAAACTTGCCCAGTTGGTTGCCGCTACAGTTCCCCCCACAGACACATTGCCCACTGCGGTTTGACCATATCCATAACTTCCTAGCCCAGTAGACCAAACTGGATTAAGTTGGGTTCCGCCTCCTTGTGTGCCGGCAGACCCGCCCACTATATTGTTAAAATCGCTTGCTTCAATTAATCCACCGGATGCGTATGTCATATTTTGTTCCGTTTAACTATTTAATGTTACGATGGCGTATATAGTTCCTTCACCGTCGTCTAACTTATTTTCTAGTGCTCTACCAATTACATTGAACGGAGTAACTTCGGTTTTACTAGCAGCACGAGCCATTCCCCGACCAGCGCTGACTAATCTGTCCCCTTTACGTATCTCGCCAATTACTTTAACAGGAACTCGACCACTGACTGCAATGGGAGGATGAGTCTCATTAGATCCAGCCTGACTGTTCATTAGATACGCTGCCCTTGTACTTACTACTCCGAATACTTCTTCACTGAGTTCTTCATTGGCTAATGTAACTTCTTTTTCGCCGCCCATGGTCAATACTGTACCAGGCTGATAATACGCATCTGCCTCAAATCGTTCTGCCAAGTCAGCGTACAGTGCATTAATTGCAACACCGTTAAAGAATGCTCCATTCACATTACCTTGTGCAAATATTGCCCCAGTTAAACTCATTCCGCCTGATACACGAACAGCACCTGTTACGTTACTTGTAGCATTTTCGCCGCCGGTCACCAACAGATATGCAGCCGTTGATACATTTCCAGTAGCTTGGACACGCCCGCTGGCAACCACATTCCCAGAAGTTATAACACTGTTTGATGTAAACAGATTTCCGGTTAGACCAATGCCGCCTGTAACCCTAATAGCTCCAGTAACATTACTGGTGGCGTTATCTCCTTGAGTTGTTTGTATATAACCTGAAGTGACAAATGCGCCGGTTGTGCTTAAGTTTGCAATATTGGTTACACCAGTTTGACCATTTACTGTTAATACTGGGGAAAGGGTACCTAAAACATTAGCTACAACTTGTAAGTTTCCGCCATTTGTATTGTTTATAAGTTGAGTTGTGTTACCTGTTATAGAAACTGTAAAATTATTGCCCGACCCAACAGTTAAACCGCTGTTATTGTTTATATTAATTGTATTAGCAAATGTAGTAGCAATATCTGTTCTAGCATAACTACTAGCAGGCTGACTACCTAAATTATTAGAATTAGTTGCATTTCCTACGAATGCAATGTTTCCAACTACGGTGGTAGATGCTAAATTAAATCCTGGTTTAATTGTGGTAAATCCAGTGGGGCTATCTGCAGGAGTATATTCTTGATCTCTACTAATAATGCCAATTAACGTTGTTCCAACAAATACATTAACTGCTACGTGATCTGCTACTAACGGATTGCTGTCTGCGATTTGTCCTACACTGACACCAGACTGACCGACGTTACTGGTAAATGCAGGCCCAATTAAAACCCAGCTTGAACCATTATAAATATTCAGCTGCTGGGCAGTTGTATCCCACCATGCATTTCCTGTTTTAGATCCAGTAGGTTGTGTATTACTGGAAGTCATCGTTCCCATTGTTCGCCAAGTAGACCCTGTATAAACTTTTAAGTTTCCAGCAAGATCCCACCATAACTGACCTGTCAACGGATTAGGAATAGCTGAACTATCACCTCCACTGGTAGACAAACTGGCAAAATTTTCCAGCATGTGTACTAAGTCTGAGTTCAAAAATGTTCCGTAACCTGCATAGTTTTTACCTATCAAGGCTAAACTGGTACTGGTTTGATTAACTGTACCATCTTGAATTGTAGTTAAAAGTGTACCGTTACTTAAAGTTATTGTATAGGCCATCGTTCATGTATCCATTTAATATATTTATATTTCTTTTTAATTACAAATTCGTACTTAAATTAGTTAAAGTTTGAATTCGAATAGTATAATCGATTTGAATAAGTCTATTAAGTGCTTTTTGCACAGGGTGGAAAATTACGTGAGTCAGCAATTTTCCACTTTCGCTGATTAACCCTAGCTCATCAAATACATAAGTTCCAGACATTGTTGCACTGTTGTCAAATGCTTGTTGCCCAGCTGGTTCTGTGTAATCTAATAGACAACTTACAAAAATATCAGTATAGATCAAACCTGGAGTATGTCTTACTTCGATATAATTTCTAGCTGGATCTGTGTTTAATGCACTGGTATTATCAACTATTTTGCTGTAAGTTTGATTATACAAACTAGCATTCTGCCCAAAAGTGTTAGTAGGCAAGTACGTAATAACACCTGTGCTATCTACTGCGGTAGCGCCGTTTCCGAAAGCCATGCTTTGTATGTAACCAATACCTTTATTTGCAATACTTTGTGCCAACGCTTCACTCATATTTTCGTAATGAATAGCATTGGGTTTATCAATGATTATTTCTCCGGACGCAGGATCCCAAATTTTAATATGGCCTTGTATCATTGTATTTGTTTTATCTAGCATAAGTGATCCATTAATTTCCAGTTTCTACTATTACTTCACCAGACTCTGGATCTGTAATTTTTACAAAACCACGTACATAAATTCCCGTAGACTCGTTTGGTTTTTCTGGAACAGGTTTTTCAAGTTTTTGTTCCAAATCAGTGTTTGTATGGTTATTTATCATGGTATTCTATGTGCTTGTTGTTAATATTTATTTGTATCTTTACCCTTGCAATCCTTGTTTTAAGAAACTTACCTGTAAAGTATTAGCATTAAATAGTCCCTGTCCGTTGGAAGCTGTGGTATTTCCCAGGACTCCATTGGCATTTGCTTGGGCAGAATTACCTAAATTGTACCAAATATTAGTTTGGGCAAAAGCAACATTGGATTCAAAAGTATAATACGTAGTAAACCGTTCATCTGTCAGATTCACCAAAGAATTATTACTAATATAAGCAGAAGTATTGCTAATTACGTTACTGATAGTTCCTACTATATTTCCGCCATTGTCGTATAAATCATTGCCAACATTCAATTCGGCCAAGAATATAGTACCATTTCCAGTAATAATATTGCTGCTGGTATTTGCTGTAATATTTCCTGTATATCGAACGGTAACATTAGATATATTTGCAGCTACAAAATACGGTGTATTATTCGCAGAAATATATGCCCATTCGACGGGATTTCCTTCTGGTACATCTGGATTTCTCTTTGTAACTGCTAATATCGCAACTGTATCACTTACCACATTGTCGATAGTGCCTATCAATTGTTGGCGAGTAAAAGTAGAACTTGTACTAGAATTTCCTAGAGTCGACTCTACTGCATTTTCGTCCTTTACACCTGCAAATATTTGTGTTCCCGGAGTTAATGTGGTAAATGTGGTGCCCACACCTTCTAATGTGCTGCTGTAAACATTTACATTAATTGTTCCAGGACCTTGGGATCTGGCGTACCATACACTATCCCCCGAATTAGGTATAATTTGATTTTGACTTCCATCTAGTACTATGTTGCCAACAAAATGATTTTTAGCGCCAGTTCCGCCAGTTCCTCTACGAATTCTTCCTAATATATTAGTTGTGTTATCCTTAGAGTAATAGGTAATTCTTTCACCATTAATATACACAACTCCAGGTTGGCCCCCGTTAGAAGACGGAGTAGCTAATTTACTGGCATCTACTACTTGAATTGTAGTGTCTGTCAAACTTAAATTTGCAGCCAATGTAGTGGTACTTGCGCCATCCTCTCTAAGATATGTAAAGTTATCATTCATATCTTTAAAGATTCTATAAGACATCATTGGCCAAGCATTTCCGCTGGGAGAAATGCTTAGTTTCATTATGGCCGTAGCAATAATTGGCGACGTGTTTGCGCCAGTGATAACCACCTGTGGCGTAGTATCATACCCCCCACCATTATTGACAACTTGGAATGATGTTGCAGATCCGTTTGAATTTAATATTACTTGTGCTTGCCCTTGTGTAAAATATCCGCCGCCTACTATAGTTACACCAATGTCAGCAGGAGAATATCCACTGCCTGGGTCAATAATTTGTATATAATCAAGTTGAATTCCGCTACCTGTTGACCAGTTAGTATAATAGCTAACAGTGGGATCTGTTGCTATGGTACTAATCGTCATATCCAGTGTGTCATATACTCTTCCGGGCACCATTTCTTCAGGAGCATGGCTTGCATATGGTCCTACATTATAAATGGTCAAGTTGGCTGTAGAAAATACATTTCCTGTTGTGGTCGGGGTAACCACATACCATACTTTATCGTTGTAAGAAATTAAATCGCCTTTGTCATAATATCTATTGGCTTTCCACTCAGTGAAGTAACTATAAACAAAAGGTCCCCCGTCAACAATGATGTCTTCGGGTTTTGTTCCTAAAGTAATATCATTGAAAGTACTGGTTATTTTAGCATCTAAAATGGCATCACTTAAAATAGGAATTCCGTTTTCGTCAAATTCCAATGGATCAAATAGAGTGGCGTCGAATCCGTCGGCAGCACTGATTCCCTCCAATGGGGGTTCAGGACCCGATCCGCCAAATCCTCCGTTGTCACTGAACGTTGGGCCTTGTACTTTTACCCCGGGATAGTCGATGCCCGATTGTAACAATGACAAATCTTTTCCAGGTTGTCCTAATTCAGGTTGATAATATGCTTGAATTCTGTCATTTGCATTATTAATATTATCAATAGGATAAACTGTTAAGTTGACAAGAACATTCGAATTGAATGTTGTGGGTGAAGTAAACGTTTGATTTACAATGTAAGCAACCCCGTTGTAATCAATGATAGTTCCTTGAGTAAACGTAGTATCTGGTTTCCAATCTACAATTGTAGTAGAATATGTATATCTATCATAAACTAGAGTAGTTTTAATGTTTCTGACTAATCCGTTGACTAAATTAGCGCGAGCTATCGCGCCTGAACCATTGCCACCTGTTATAGTGATAACCGGGGTAGTAACATAATCACTTCCAGGATATAATAATACTATTTTTGTTAGAACTCCGTCAGTGATCAAAGCTCTTGCTACTGCATCATTGCCGTTTCTACTACCTGTAATAGTTATTATTGGGGGCAAGGTATAGCCAGAGCCGCCATCTATAATATCTATAGAAGCAATACTATAAGCATAATTAGATAACCAGTTGGCATATTCAGGTTGCTGTAAAAATCTTGCATCTTGAATAAATTCGCCGCTAGGACTTCTTGTAGTTTTTAATACACTATCGTAAGTTGGTGGAACATCAAAATCAGACACATAACTGTTATAATTGTCGTACCCTAGATAATCTACTACATATTCTCGGAGTGTAGTTTTATAAGGTTTAACTTCTTCTATGTATTGTTTATAGAATTCTTGATTTTCTTTGATGTAGATTGCAGGTTGGTTTAGTCCTTGTATCTTTTGTAATACATTAATGAAGCTGGTCTTAAATAACCAATCTACATACTTTTGTTCATCTAGTATATAGTTAATGAATACAAAAAACAGATTTAAGAATTTAGAATCAAGTTGATCAATAAAAATATCATCTCTAAGAGTTTGTAGAATTTGTCTAGTTTCTATTCCAGGATTTTGATCAAATCTTATAGTATCAAAATTATCTGCATCAAACCCGAGACCGAATTCTTCTAGTGCGTAAAGATTTTTCTTAAGTTCAATGGTGCCATCTTGAATTCCGACAGTGATCACTGTATTAGGGAATACTTGAATCATGAACCATTTGCCTTGACCATTGTTGTTAATTTTAACCAGATCCTGCGATCGCAAAGTTAAATCATTCAATTGAGCACTAGTTTCGATAGTATATGTCGGTTTTACTGTTCTATCAAACCCCCGAGCATACCAATCTTTATATTGCCAGTATTCACTGGTTGCATAACTCTGTACTCTATTTAAATTCCATTCATTTTGTACTTGATAATAGGTATAGTCGTCAATATTAAATGTTGCACCGGTTGTAATAGTTTGATTTACAGTATATGTGATGCTGTTATATCTGACGATTGTATTTGTTAAATACCGAGTATTTGGTTGCCACTCGTCGATCACTCCGTCTTTAATATAGATAGTCCATAAATTATCTACAGAACTGTCATTCTGTACTAATACCTTGTAGCCCATCGGAAGGATTGCGATATTTATGTAGCTTAATTCTTCAAGATTAGTTACGACTAAATCATACGCACCAGAATTAGGCACAGGTTCAGGTTCGCCTTCACTTAGTCTGGTTAAATCATATCCTTGACTAATAACATTTAAATCGAATATAGAATTAACATAAAGAACCATTTCTCGAATAGCTTCGTTTCTATCGATAAACATGCTTTGTCGAGGTCTGATATCAATTCCGTATCTATTTTGCACTGCAAGAGTTGGGTCTGGCACAGGATTACCAAATCTGTCAATTCCGCTGGCACTGTCTAATAGCTTATTGTATATGTTCTCTGGAATGTCAGCCGATTTATTATTGGTATCTGACAGCAGTGCATATTCATTATGGATAATGTTACTGTTTAATAGTGTTGCATAATCTAAATGAAATATAATATCTCTACCCACTGCTTCGTTGACCATATTATAAAAAGCAATCGAATCGTCTCTTACTGCGGCAAAGTATTTCACTCCACTGTTCTTAGGAGATGCAATATAACTTGCAACAGTTGTGGTAGGAATAGTTCTTCCAAATTGATTGGCAGAAACGGTTGTTTTATTTTTTACCCAGAAATAGTATTTTACTGTGGCAAAATTTGTAGCAGGATCTATGTAGGTTAATGTTACATATGCACCATTTCCACTGTATTTGGGTTCTCCGTCACCGCCGTTTGCAACATACTGACTAGGAGGATATAAACTTTCTACCCATTCGTAGACGTCAATACTGCTGCTAGGGAATACTCGCCCCCAGTTTGTGGTTCTATATTTAATACTACCTTGCTCATAATCAATATACCTGACAGTGCTTAAATCCCACCACAATTGTCCTACTTGTTGATCAGTCCAATAAAGATTATTATTAACGCTTACATCGTCGGCACTAGCATTATTATAGATAGCAGGATCATAATCAATTTTATAAGTAAGTTCCTGTTCAGCCAGTCCAAGAATTTTACCTTTTGCTGGATCGATATAATCTAAGTTATATTGAACTGTTTGTGTTAATGCATTATAGGTATATGCTTTAATAATACCATTAATATCAACCTTAGGTTCTTGACTTCTGAGTACGTCCCATCCTAATAGATTTGTCGGATTAGCAAACTTATAAACTCTTCCACCATTGAATGCTAATTGTTTATTATTCTTAGATCCAACAATTAATTCGTATTTGCTAATAGATATGGCACTACCAAATCCATCATTTGTTTTTAATCCATCATTTGTAGTTGTAGGAGTTAGCTGTTGTATGAAAGTAAATATACCAGGAGTTTCTATGGTTGATAAGTTATTTGGCAAGTATGAATAAATCCAGACTGCGCCGCTATCGTCTACTGGTTCGCTGAAGATTGTCAATTCCCCGTCAAACGTTGTAGGATTTGGTGTATATATTTTAGAGTTATCAAAAACAGTAGATTGTAGTGTTGCTGCAATATCGCTGGCCACCACTAGTATATCACTGTTGTTGTTTATTTTAACAAGTTTTCCAAAGTAGTCGTATGATTTAGTTGAATTATTGTAGATAATATCCACTTCTGGAAAAATATCTAGTCCTAAATCTGTAATTGCTGTGCCTACGCCAGGTAACACATTTAATTTATTAAATGTAACTTCTGAGTCACTAACCAATTTCAATTTATTATTTTCGATACTTGCAGTGACACCAGGAATCTTAGGACCAATGGGTTCACCGAGTGCATTTACATTATTGATAGCATTAACTACACTTGACAATGAGGTGTCAGTGAATTGTACGGCATAGTTATTAATTCTAATAGAATCTCCGCTATTTACAGTAGCGTTAGCTTTAGTTCCTACTATTTCACCGTATACTTTTCCTTGATTCAGGAATCGATATACGGCCCCGTTATATAAATTAACTTCGGACTGATAAGGAGCTCCTATATAAAGACTACAACTATTTGTGCATATATCCAAACTATAACCAAATTGTTGATCCGTGAATGGTTGTGCTGGCACTGTCGTTTGTATCGGATGGAATACATTGGTTTCTATAGTTAATATTTTACTTTGCCCAGGTGGATTGTAAAATGTTATTAGATTTAGCGTACTATTACTGACATACCAATCTACTCCAACAAATTTTTCTATATTGTCGACGTACACTCTTGTGTATTGTGTGACTGTGGCTACTGCATTAAAAGTAACAGTAAGATTATCTTGTACAATAAAATTATTAATCGATCTATTCCACAAATGCACTGCGCCGGAATCTGTATATGTTGTAATATTACCACCGATATTAGCAGTTACATCTTCCAATGGTGCACCAATCATAATCTGTGATCCGTCAACTGTTGCACTCAAACTATAACCAAATTGACTACCCGCATTACCTGCTATTGTTCCTACTAAATTATATCCTGGTCTTTGTGAAATAACTATAGTTCCTGCAGGTGGAGGCAATGTGAATGAAATCGTTGAAGAGCTTAAAGTATAATCTCTATAAGGAACATATGTGGCCGAAGATCCCTGAACATAAATGGTTTCTGCACTCACTGGGACATACGGTAGAGTAAATGAACTAACTGATCCGTTCGGAGTTAATGTTACCACTTCTTGTTCAGGCACGGTATTATCGTACCCATATATGTAAACAATGTCATCATCTGGCGCGCCAATATATAACCAGTTATCATCTGCGCTAATAGCAATACTAGTTCCAAAACTTCCTACGTTAGCACTAATCGGCGATAATATTTGTGTGTCAGATAATGTTCCGACATTTTCTCTATTATATACAAAAACATAACCAATACCGTTACTACTCTCCGGAGCTCCAGTTATTACTTTGGTGTTTCCGCTTTCGATAACAGAACCCATCTTAACTGTGGCATTTGCACTAGAAGTAAGAGTCACATCCTCTACTAATACTCCATTAAAATTAATAACGTAGTTAGTAATAGCACCAACATTGCCATTATATCCGGGTTGTCCAATCACTGCAAAATTATCATCAGTTGCAAGATTTACCGCGGCACCAAATTGGAAATTATTTTCCAAAGTTCCTTTTTGTAATGCTGTGGTCAATCTCCACGGATCTGTCTTGTTGTAAACGGCCCAGTCTCCTGCAGAGTTATAGGAATTTACCCATACTTTATTGTTAACACTCCATCCAAGTCTAGGAGTCAAATTTGTGATCCCAAGAGGACTATCAACTTTCATGCTGATCAATTTATATAATTGACCAGTCTGATTAAACGTACTAAATCCACGAAGATCTCCGGTAAATTCAACTATAAAACTAGTTAATCCGGTAACATTTTGTACTTTATAAAATCCAGTAAATTTGTCTACTCCGGTTAATAAAATAGTATCATTTTTTACCAACCCGTGAGATTTATTTGTGTTTATTTTAACCTTTGTATTCAGGTCATTACTTAAACTTATAACACTGCACTCAGAGTCTGACACTCTGTATACGTTCCAATTTTGTTGATAATCTTTTGCTATCCAAATTGTTGATCCGGCAGTTATATTAGATATGTCTGCATTTAATGTAGAAACGTTGGTTAAATCAAATAACGTAAAGTCAATATCATCAATGCTAACATAACCCGCAGTTCGAATATCATCGCTATAATCGCTGTCAACGGTTCTGTTTATTAAAAAAGGCGATGACCACGGAACTGAACTGGTTTTATACAATCCCTGATTGTCAGTGTACAGAGAACTAAACAACACAGAATTATTAGATCGAACTTCTAAGCTAGTTGGGTTACTCAATAAATATTTTTCCTCAAGCACCAGTTCTAAAAATTGGTTAGTTCCAGTGCTACCATAAGAACCAACTCTAAACGCCCAGTCTTCACTGACTGTTACATCGCTGGGACGTCCGCTAAAGCTAACTTTACCCAACGCATTAATTGCATTTAATGTTCCTTTTTCTTTAATGAACCCTTGATAAAATTTAACTTGACTGGTATCATCTAGTCCCAAATCATTTAAATAACTTCTATCTCTGTAACCAATTAATCCCAATGCGTATCGATCAAATTCGCTTTCTAAGTTAACTTTATCAACATTATAAAATGTCTCGCCTATTCCTGCGTTACGTGCAAAATTATTCAAAAGACCTGTTTTAATTTTATTTCTATCGACTGGCAACCAATCACTGAATTTGAATTCAGTTGTGCCCGGTAAATTTTTACTGGCTGTGTAATAAAAGCTCTTATACTCGACCAAGTCTCCTTGTAAATAATCTTTATTCGGTCTCCAAGCAGCAACACCTGGTTGATTATAAACGAATCCCAGTGCAGATAATGTCCCGGTCCACTCACCCGTCTTAGAACCTATAAGTTTTAACCGATATTGACGTTGCCCCATTATGGGATCGTAAATAATATCATTAAACTGTGTTCTATTATCAAAAATTAAAACATGTTCATATTGTACTAAATTAAGATCTACATATCCTATTAGGTCTGTGGTGCTAGTCAAAGATAAAACAAATGTATTGTTATCCCGGGCTACGGTATAGTTGTCTGTATTCAAAACTTTATAATTTTGATTTAATACTTTTGTGCCATAAAATGAATTATTGATTCCGTCAACTACGGCAGTAGTATTAAATAATTTTAAATTATTAGAAGCAGGACTTAGAACAATAACACTGTTAATTGTCCACCCCTGTTGCGTCCAAAATAAAAATTCTTTAGTGCTTAATTGCCAATTTTTAATTTGAGCCAACGTTTCGTCATAGTAATCAAATTTAAATCCTTGTAATTGAAGGTATCGTTCATATCCACTGATAAAGTTTGCAACTTGTTGTAGTGTAGTTAATTCGGTGCCGTAAGGGATATTAATTTTAAAATTTGTAAACTCAGTGTAGTAATTTACAGTTCGCTTTTCTGACTTAACTAATTGATACTCTCCAGTCTGGGCAGGTGGCACAATTGTAAAATACGGTCTCTCATTGTCGTAGCCTGAGATAGTAAAACCATTTCCAGTTTTTTCTATTATTACTGCACTATATCTAGAATTAAACACTGGAGTAGATTTATGTAGCGTTAGATTATAGTTGTCATCGGGGACAATAATAGTTTCGTTGGTGCTATTTGGACTATTTTGTTCAGCTAATATCTTTAAATAATTTTTGCCGCTGAACCCTGCCATTCTATAAGACAATTGAATAGAATAGTCCCTAACAAAATTTAACAATGGAGTTTTGTCTGTTGCTCCACGAGTTACTTGATAATCACTGATCCAGTTCAAATATCCTGAAGCTCTAGATATATCTCCTGACAAGTTTACATATCCATTGACATCAATGTCTTCTTGTGTAATTCTATTATTTGTGCCCGTTATTAAATATTGATCTAAATCGACATTATATCTATATTTGCTTGTTGTAATACCGTAAGCAAAATATTTTCCAGGATTAATTATTGCAGAGGTGTATTGCACTGCAAAAGGATACTCACTACTATTTCTCCAAGCAGTTTCAACTGGGCTGAACTGACCCATATTCCAATTATCATTGAACTGTGTGGAATCATACTTATTGGTTAAAAGACCAATAGGCGGCAGTAATTGTCCGTTTTCATTTACTGGAATAAAGTTACTTAATCCAGGTCTTGCAAATTTAGTGTCAATGCCTACCCTGCTACCAGCTGCAATGTAACCAGCTTCTAAATCGTCCCATAAAATTTTATTACCAGAAGTATACGGAGCAGGACCATATGTAGATCTCCACCAGTCTGGTTCTTCACTGAATCCCAGCATTTCCCATGGTGCAGTATTAGGTCTCTGAGTATCATAAAAATACTGAAAACATGCACGCCATGAACCAGGCAGTGCTTGACCATTGACTACATCTAATGCAGTGCTATAATTATAACTAAAAGCTGCATCATTTTGATATGTAGTATTCTCTACATAATTCAAATTATTAACGCTAGCCCATTGCAAATAAAAACGAGATAATAAATTATTATACTGAGATATAGTATAGCCAGAGTCTCTGAATTTACCAGGAATCGAATCGTAAGGGGACACTAGTTTATCACTGTATTGAACTTTAATGTTATTGTAAATTCGTTTTTCTAATTCTAAAACAATATTATCTCTGAAATCGCCAAAACTAGGTGTTAAGCTGCCGTCGTGCCCCCTTATCATAACTTGGGGATTTGTATATGTTATGTCAGTATAAATTGCTGGTGTAAATTTTGGATATAATCCTAATTTCGAAGGCGTTTCGGGAACCCAATTACCATCCGTGTCTTGATACTCAACAATTGTAAGAATGTTGCCAACTGCTAATGTTATATTGTTTTTTATACTGACCCCAGGGCCTGTTACTAAAAATTCATAATCACGTCCGTATAATAATTGACTACCGTTCAAATAAATTAAAATAGACCGATTACTTAATGTTTCATTTGAAAAAATGGTTGTAAGTTCATAATTACGTTGTTGCGGATTAAAGATATTGTAAGTTATTACATTTTTGTTATCTCCATATGGCACCATATCACTGTAGTACCACGGAAAAGTCTTATCCTTAACTGAATTTATTTGTTTAATAATATAGTCCACTGCGCCAACAGGATCACTTGGATTGATCTGACTGCTGTTGCTTGCAATGTTTATAAACTTATTTTTAAATCTTATATATTCTTGCTGAGCATTAATTAATCCAGATGCAAAATTATATTTTTCGTCGCTCAAGAACATAGAAGCAAAGCTAACAGGTGCGCTCTGCTGTAACATAGTACCAGACTGATTTTCGATATATAAATCTCTTAGATTGCTTACTCCTGGATAATTTCCAATAAAATATAAACTATTTTTACTCAATGAACCTATATGATTTCGTAATTCTCCTAACGTTGGAGTCCCTAAAATTCTATTTTGTGCATTTAAATTTAAATTATCAGGGATCTGATAAAATCCAAGACTGCTGATATTTTTACTATAAACAAGAATATCTACTCTGTCATTGATTTGTAATTTAGCTTTCTTTATTACAATTAAAATTCCGTCTGGCACATTATACGCAAAATAATCATTGATTGATATTTCTTTAAAATTAACGTATATTAATATATTAGGTTTAACTGTTGCTACTTCTGGAATAATATCAATTTTGAATGAATTGTCTACCCCATCATAGGTAAACGGTATATCTTGCATTTGCCTGGTAGTAGTATTAACATTGGTCCATACATTAAGTTTTGTAATACTACCATCTGTATTATTTTTATATAGTAATCCTGAATCTATTTTTTTAGTATAAACAACTTTGTCTATACCATAACTAAATGATTCAACATCAAAATTATTGTCAAACTGTATATCACCTATATTATTAAAATTTTTATAACTTAAAGGAAAACCTAAGATAGGATCAGCTGTTCCAGTGCCTGTCTTATAGCTAAAAATTTTAGTACCATTAAATTGTGTAGCAGAATTGATTACTGGATATTTTACACTATCAGAAAAACTAACGCCTTCATTGTCGAAAACATCAAATAAGGGAGGCTGATTTATACCAGTCTTACTTTGTCCTTCGATCCAAATTTTATCCAAAAAGTAAAAACTTTTACCGTTGTTAACCACTCCATTAAAAACACTAACAGTATTAAAATCTGATATGTCGTCAACAGGTATTAAATGTATTACTTCATTGGCCAACGGATCTCCCGACACATTTTCAAATGTTACTTGCCAGATTTTATCTCTAACTCCAGCATCGTTGTCAGCAGAAAAAATTACACGCATTCCTTGAACCAAACTGATACCGTCAACGAAAATAGAAGTTTTACCTTCAACTGACAAAAATGCATTTGTGTATACTGTGTCAAATATATCAACAGGTGACTTGGCTGTTTTTCCAAAATTAATTAATTGCAAGTCTGCATCAAATTCTATAATAGGGCGTTTTGCTCGTTGATTTGAGTCGAAAACTTGCGGAGTATTGTTATATAAACTGGTTAATTCAATTATATCTTTATGAAACCAACGATTTCTTCGAGTCCATGGATTAAGGTCTCTACTGGCTCTGCTAATAATAATGTAATCAGGATCAGACAAACTAGTATTAGTGTCTATATTTGTACTTCCGTAATACGCTCTTCCGATTATGTAAGGATAAATCGGAGTTCCATCACTGGCTTGTGTTGTAAAATATGCATATGTGCCATTGGGAAATTCTGGTGTTACACAAAAACGTCCATTGTATTGATCTAGCGTACCGCTGTCTTGTACATAAGAGTAGTCTTCGATAAATGCTCCTGCCAGAAATTCGAATGTAATAGTTACCCCAGCTGATAGTGTAACACTGCTACTAAGTTGTATCTGACTTGCAGTACCTAAAAATGGTGGCAGTCCTACTGCTGTTTTTAATCCGTTATTAATTATCCACACACTGCCAGATTCTAACCCGGCAGAATTAACCGTTATTCTCATACCAGGATTTAATCCATTGGTACTAGACACAGTAATTAAATTGCTATTAACAACATCAGCAGTAACGGTAACAGTTTGTGCTACCGGTCTAAACAGTCCATCGTTAGATGATTCGTATGAACTTATCATACGAATAATAGAACTACTTGAATTTAACGGATTTGAATACCCAAACGGTCCGTAAATAGGATATCCGTCTGCTGCAAATCCTATAAGTTTACTATGATTTGTTGCAGGATCTAAATATCCATTAGTAAATCCTGATACATTTCCCCATGCGTTTGCTGTAATAAATTTAGAATTTGTATAAACATAACGACCGTTTTCTAATGGATACCCGCCGTAACTATCTTGGCCGTTGATTAATACTTGTGTAGTGTCGTAATTCCACTTGCTACCATCTAGCCCAGGAACCGAAGCTCCATTGCTTACACCGTTAATAAGAATTCCCGGCAAAGTTATACCAATTACATCTGCAGAATATGTTAAATTATCATGTTCTCCCGGATCGTTTAATCCAGGTCTATAAGGATATTTTAATTTAAGATCTTGAGCGACGATATAATTTGTATTAATAGTATTAGGAAAAACTCCAATTTTTACATTTACACCATCAGGAAAATCTGTGGTAGTTATAGTAAGTTGATCTTGTGCTAAATTAAGATTAGCTGTTGCATACAGCACAAAATTATTGTTTGGATTATAATCTGATTTTGCCTGTGCTTGATTAATTACTAAATCTGACACTGGAATTAATCGTATTCTAGTTCCTACCCCATCAATATAATATTCTTTATTTTGATAAGATGCAGGTATAACGCTGGTGTCAAAATTAATTTTTAATCCGTTAGTAAAAACAACACCGTTGGGACTAACATAATTTGTTTTACCGATTATTTCTTCATCAACATTGATAACATTACTGGTCGGATCTACTATTCGAATAATACCAACTTGATTTGCATCTGACCCATCTTGATAATATAGTGTGTTTAGTGGTGCAGTGATTACAGGTATCTGTTCTAGATTATCCTCAGAATTTGTATACCATTCGGTGTTACCGTAACTAATACCTGACAGTATCAAAACTTTGTTATTAGTGGGTATTGGCAAATAGTAAACTAAATTAATGATATAATCTGCGCCGACTGGAGTCAAAACAATTGTCCAAATTCCGTATCTTTCATTTTCAGGCACTGTAACAGAATTAGAAGTCCAATCAGGATCTACATTATAATTTGGAAAAATTATGTACTTTCCATTTAAATTTGCTACTTGGCCATCAATACCTTTGTAATTGTTTTTAATATCTGACAACAATTTACCTTGCAAATTAGCGTAACTTATTGTGCTTACTAAATCAACTGTTTGCACTATTGGCATAGTGATAAAGAAATCTTGGGCTATTGGAGGTGGAACAAAAAATGTCACAGTGCCCACATCTGTTCCATTATTTTCAACGCCCAGTACTTGTCTAGAACTTAGGTTAGTTTGCGGGCTAAGTCCGCTTAAGCCAGGATTTGTTTGAATCCAGAAAGGTTTACCAGGCTGATTAACATTGAATGTATAGTTTCCGCCGCGTGCTAATACAATGTCAGGATTTGATGCAGTATTGTACCCGCTTATATTATAAACTTGAAGACCGTTTTCAGCATATACATTAAATGTGCGTGTTAAGTCTGCTTCACCTGCAAATACATTAACTGATTCTGGGCCGTTGGGTAGCCAATAGTATTGACTAAAATTAATAAATGCATCAGCATTAATTCTTGGATTATAACTATAAAAATCGCTTTCCCATAGATTGTCTTGATTGCTGATGTTGCCGCCATAAAAATCTATCTTTTGTAAAACTTCAGGATATGTAGTATGAAAATCCACTTCTCCAGTTGCTTTATTTTTTACAACTATACTAGGCTCTAATTGGTAATCTGCACGAAGTGCATCAGACTCTTTAATATAGGTATTAATTCCACTGAATCCTGGCGCAAATTTTCTTCCAACATAACCATTAATAGGAACCAAATTTGGCTCTGTCATTAGCTGATCCAATGTAGCGTTTAGAAATCGTTTATTAGAGTCAGACTGGAATACTGCTGGAAGAAAATTTATTGTTTTAGTAATTGGCATCTTCTAATCTATTAATTAATTATAGTATTTACCGTTAAATTTTGTATGTTTAATTGTGCTGCGGTAATGGCGCTGATAATTTCAATATTTTCTACTGTTGCACAACTTATTAAAATTTCATTAGGTTCACTGTTAATCTGCTGCAATGATCCATACGTTTGACTAGTGCTATTAGGTACAATAATAATGCTGCTAATATTAGGAGCCAGACCTTGCTGAATAAACGTCGATAGTTCAGTGAAATAAAATGTTTCACCAAAATCCCAATTTCCTACAGCAAAAAATGCATTAATATATGCAAGAACTTGACTTCGAATTTCGCTGTCAGATAAATTAATATTCGAATTTTTTATAATCTTGAATGTAGCTTGAAGCTCGGGTCTGGCTTTGCTGCCAAATAACGGCTTAAAAACTGCGGCATTATAAATGATAGCGTCACTGACTGATTTATAATTTTCTAGATTCCCAAATGCTAGTTTCAGACTTTCTCCTGTTTCTTTTTCAGGTTCTTGAACTTTTCCGGTAGTATCTAATATCCATGATCTGTATTCTGTTTCATATTCTTTGGTTAATACATACATATCTATTAGATTACTTGGACTTGGATCTATTCTTCTACTTCCTGGAGCATTGTGTTTATATTGAAAATATAAAGGCAAGCGGCCAACTCTTGCAATATAATCGTTGCTTTCAGTTAATGATCGTGCATTAAGATTGATAGTTAAAACATAAAAAATTTCTTCTTCATATGCATAAAAAATTTGCCCTTCGGTATAGTTATTAATATTTGGAATAATATCAAATTGATTTCCAACTATTACCACAGACGATGAAAGAATGGGAGTAAATGTTACAAAACTATTATATCCGTAAGTTTTTTTAAAGAAAACAAACTTAGTAGGGGGATCATTATTCACATCAGGTTGTACTATGGTGTTAAAAATGTCTGGATCGTCAGGCACACCGTCGTTATTAATATCGCTATATGTAACTAATACTTTGCTAGCGTTTACATAACCATCAGATTCTGCAATTTGATCGTATATGTACCATAAAACGTTTTCGGTTAACGGCTGTCCTGTATCTGGATCTCCGTTAACTTTTAGAACATTTACGCTATCATTGACTGTAAAGCCAGTTATAGGATCAAAAATCTTTACTTTATTGTCAAAATAGAATTTTGTTTCTTGTATGCTTTCAAAAATATAACTTAATCCTCTAATTTGCACAGTGTAAATAGAATTCGAAACAGTAAAGCTTAATAGCCAGCTTGCATCTAAATTCTGGCCGCTGGTAGAACCTTGATAAATTTGACTAAAGGGATCTGTCAGATTTAAATCTTGGGCACTAACAGTTTGCCAAGTTTGAGTATTTTGATCATAGCGAATTCCAAATTCACTGTAGTTACTGATTAATCCTATCAGCTTAGATATAAATTCTGTTGTAAACGTATTACTAAATGTAGGTATCACGGTGATAGCTTGGGCGTTCGACGGTAAATTTAAACTTAACTTAACAGGGCCTTCTCCGTTGCTTAAATTACCCTGATTGCCATTGCCTATTAAGCTAGTAATAGAAACATATAGTAAAGGTTGTCCGTTTTGTGGCACTTGTCCATTAGCGGGCAAAGGCACTATTTCATTACCAGAATTAAAATAATTACCAGCACCCGGACTGAATACTATAATACAACCTTCTGTTAAATATCTATTATTACCCACAACCCCTGATCCTATAGCAACTTTATTTCCAGAAATCGGAAAATCTAGAAAATAACCAGTGCTACTGCCAGACCCTGCAGTACTTCGATTCCAATACAAACTGGTCAGCGAAAATCTGTTAAAATATTCATAATAAAAATGTTGCAAGGTTTTACTACGTATGTCTGGCAGGATTTGATTTTCAATGATTCTATTAATATCTGCAGTTGTACTGAAAGTGAAACTAAAACTAGAATCAGCATCTTCTTTATAAAGAATTCCATCTTCTGAAAAAATATTGGTACTGCTATATCTACCGCTGGTGTCGAATATATCCAAATATCTACTAATTCCGCTACTAGTTCTATTAACTGATTTGACTTTACTGATTGTACTATAGTTTGCATAAGGAAAAGTATTATAATCTTCTCCGGTAATCATACGATTTTGTGTATAATACAGTTGCGGTGCTTTAGTTTTAATTTCAGTGATACTTTCCCTGGGGACAGCATTAGCAACTGTGTATTTTAAACTAGCCACAATTGTCAATGTTTCTAATCTACCAGCACGACTGACATATGGTATAGTTAAACGAATGTTAGTCATTTCGTCTGGGGTAATCTTATAACTTAGTCCAGTGCTAGTTCTAAAATATGTCACAAAACTTCCCACAGGGATGGCAGAAAAAGTGCCGTCACCGAATACTAGATCAATTTGATCTCCTGCTCTTGTATTAACCTGATAGCTTTTTTGTGCTGCATTATTGTTATAGATAATGTTAACCCCGTTAACACTGGGAATTTGATTCCACAATTGTCCGACGTTGCCCAAGCTACCAATTTCATATAGCCAAACATCCGAATTATTAATATTATCAAAGTTAATACTAGCTAAATTATTAGGTAAACTTTCAGGAAATCTAAAAGTCTGCGTTTGTAAATTTCCTTGTTTAAAATAAAAGAAAAATCCTGTATTATTGCTAGCATTGCCTAAATTGTCATTTTTATAAATTACATTAAGAGGTCTGCCTGGTGCAGGTGCTGCTTCATATATATAACTTTCATCTACACTGGTGCCGCTGACAACTTCAAAATTTAAGGAAGCATTTTCAATTTGCGTGTTGTATCCAAAAACTGGCAGTGTGCCCGAGGGCAAATTTATATTATATTCTGCATTTAATACCCCAGCAATAGTATTACTGTTGGCAGGTTTACCTACTTGCTGATTGGTCGGTAAAGCTGCATTAATTATTGTGATAAACTGTTCATACCAATTAACATTTCCGTTGTCGTTCCAGTTTACAATAAGATTAGTAAGATCAATCCCGTTGCTGTCTTGTAATCTTTCAGTGGTTTGTACACTGTCGAATTTTATAAAACCATTGGCCGTTTGATTACGTTTAGGCACATAGCTAATTAGTTTAGCTAGTTTTAAAACACTGTCTCTACGTTCTGCTGTATCAATAAAATTTTCACGAGCGTTTAAATCTGTACGAAATGCAAGACTCTGTCCTAAAAATGCAATAAGGTCAATTAATGCAACATATTCGCTGGATTCGATAAAATCGTTAAAATTTTCTGGATAGTATATGCGTAGATAATCCAGCATTGTTTTACGCAAAGTTTGAAAATCATAACTTTGAAAATCTGCGTTTCTGAAAGTTTCGTAAAGAATAGTCCAGTCTTGATTGACTAAAAGACTACTTTGTCTAGTTGTAAGTGCCATGCCTGTCCTCGTTTTATGTATTTATTGAGAACAAAATATGGTATTTTAAAGCATTGAATTATTCTGAATCATTTGCTGATCAAATTGCACAGCCAATTTAGCAGTCTGATTTGTTTGGATATAAATCAGATCTAATTCTATTTGTAATCCTCTCTCATACTGAGTTACAATTACATTCTGGGCTGCAATCCTCGGATCGTTTGCAACAATACGTTTTATGTCCTGTATTATTGTAGTTTTGCTTTCTTCGTTCAACGGTTCGAATATCATATCCCATATGATAGTGCCGAACTCGGGATTCATTAACTTTTCGCCTTTGCGAATGTTAAAATGATTTTGTAGATCTCGTTTTACTAATTCAAAATCGGTTAGTCGAAATCTTTTGTTACTTTCTAATGTGCTGAATCCGTTATATAGTGCCATAGCTATATTTACCCTATACTAGTTATATTAGAGCTTTCAACACTAGCTTTTATAATAGGAACCTGTGTTTGACTATACTTTCCGCGATTATAAAAGGTTGTAGCAGAAGTGCCATTGGCATCAGTGGTAGACTGACCTGTTTTGTACCAATTAGTTGCAGCTTCTGGTCCGACTAAATGTGCAGCACTAACTATTCCTGCAATATCTTCTGCTGAACTATCTGCTGTAATAATACCATTTTTTTGTAATCTTGCATAATTATTTTTGGTATAGTTATACATTGCTTTTTCTTGAATGGTTCCATTTTCTCTGAATGCGTCTGAACTCGATATACCATCTTTTCCAGTCCAATTATTAGGATTACTTAATGCTTCTGCGGTCTGCGGAGTCCCAGCTTTAACATAACCCAAATCTTGTAAATCTTTTGATCCCAACAGATACTTGCCTTGATATCCATTTGCATTTTGTGTTTGGTATGACCCTTCACTTTCACTGTACCCGATCTGTGCCATAAGAGCCCTGACTTGATTCTTATCCAAATTTCCCATGCTATCAATGGGTTCGGGCTGAGCAATAAAAATTCCAGCCGAAGCTGCTCCTGTTAAGTTTTCTCTATCTGCTTGAGCAGGACCCACAACTGTGATATCAGCAGGAGGATTTATAGGATCTCCCAATACATCTTTTGGTAAAGTAGACACTGTTTGTGCTTGATTTTGAAAAATTGCTGTTGCGTCACCTCTGATATATGGTTCGTGAGTCGGTACTTTATAATTTGTAGAAATTAAAGAATTTTGTTGGGCGAACCAAATACCTGGACTAACAACTTTAGCGTCAGGCAATTGATATAAATTAATTCTACTAGGAGGATTTATTTCTGCTCCGCCACCACCACCGCCATTTAATGCTATAGCAGCACCGTTGACTGCAATAGAGCCACCTGCTCGTATACCCATAGATTGTTGAGCAACCAAAGACAGCCCCGATCCGCTTCTTAACTGTGCTTGTTTACCGTACAAATTTAATGCAGTTTCTGCACTGGCTTGAACTAATTGTCCTGCCATTTTAACACTGCCCACTGCTTGCATGTTAATATTACGACCTGCAAAGAAGCTAATATTGTTATCACTGTGCATCATAATATTGCCCTGAGTTCGCAATGCAAAATCTTTTGCACCATATACTAGAATGTCGCCTTCTTTAGTAAGTTCTATCCATGCAGTGCCGTTGGAATTTGCAACATATATAAAGCCTTCTGTGTCATTTAACATTATTTGATGACCCATGGCTGTTTTTAGTCTGACTAAATTATCTTTACCGAATAAATCGCCGTCATCCATGACAAAACTATGGCCGCCCACTCTTGTTGTAACAACATACGTCGCAGGATTAAATTCTCCTGACACTAATTTTTGTGCGATATTAGGATCTGTAGCAGGATCTTGACTACCAAATGGGCGGCCTGGTGTACTGAATCCGAATACTGAACTGACTGGGTCTCTTTGACTGCTACTACTAATGGCTCCCCGAACATTGTCGCTGTCTAATCCTTGCACAATTAATCTGATTGTTTGTGGAATGTGCAGTGGTTTTTTTAGATTAGGAAGAAAACCGGCTTTACCGTATACATCTGCGCTTTCCACTGTTTCTGCCACAGGATAAAACTTTCCTGGCAACAAGTAAGGCCCTACTCCTGATTCAGAAATACTTTCTGGTGAAATATAACTAAGTTCCACCGACCCAATTGCTGGAGTCATATTTCTTGTAATCGAAGAATTTACGCACGCAAACCAATACCCCTCTTGGCTTCCTGGAACAAAACAACACAAGACTTCCGTGCCGATATCCGGCGGGCTCATATAAAATCCATAACTCTGAGTCGAATCTGAAAACTTATTTTGATTTGCCTTAGGTTGTGTGTATTCCCCTAATCTACTAGACGTGCTGCCCATAAAAGGGCTGGCATATGATACTAGTTTCCACGATGACGGAAGATCAGGATTTGCGCCGCCGAACTGTGGTATAAAGACTTGCAGTCTTCCTGACCTAGTATTAGTGTCAATGGCTTTTACTTTTCCAATATATATTCCGCTGGGTTGCGGAATATCCATTTTTGTAGTGTCGATGAACGTGGGGTGTTTTGTACCCAAATATGGTTGATTGTATGACATAATTTAAATGAAATTAGTAAAGTCGCCGAATTCTAAATCGCTCAAACTTGCAAATGCTTCGGTTACATCAATATCCGTCACTCCAACATCCAAATCAAAATTGCCAATTGAGTCGAAACCAGACGCATAGTCCAGTGCTCCCGCGTATTTAAAATCTCCAATGGAATCAAAACTAGTATTGTAGTCTACTCCCAATGCACCTTGACTTTTAAATATATCAGTAATTCCAGTTGTTATTTTATCTACTGCAATATTTACACCTCGGCCAACAACGTTATTAATTAAAGATCCTGCTACCTGCGCCCCAATAGCTTGAAGGAAACTTCCACCTTGTCCATTTGCTAGTGCCGCGGCGCCTTGTACTGCAAGATTTACCGCTGCTGAAGAATTAGTAGCTGGAAGCAAAGAAGAAATATTAGTTCTTGGACCTGCAAATCTGATTGCTGTATTCACTGTTGGAGTTAACGCATTTGACAATGCAGTTTCTGTTCTTTGTGTAACGGAAGAAGGTACCACTGGCTTTCCTTCTTGATCATATAATAGTTTTGCCAACGTCAATGATTGTTCAAATTTTCCATTAGAAAAAGAATTGTCAACGGTAATTATTTTATAAACTCCGCTAAATTCGCTGTATCTATATCTACTAGATGCTACATCTGCTATACCTGTGGTTTCGTCATAGTCCACTGGACTTTGAAAATTTACAAATACATATAGCTCTCCGCCGTCCATGTATAAACTACTGCCTGAACTGTTATTTAAAAATTGACCTGATGGAGTATCCAATCCTTGTCCCATGAATAAATCATCTTGTTTAATAAATTGCGGATCCCCTACAATTTTTAAATTTAATGTTATCATGTCACCTTTGGCCCCTAGCATCAAAGATCTCTGTAGATCTCCTGCGTCTGCAGATGCCTGTGGCAGTCCACCAGCTCTCATAGTCGTTGCGACATTGTCACTGACTAGTCCTATAGAAATTGGCGCAACATTCTCTTGTGGTCTTTCTTCAGTGTTGGGATTAGGGTAAGCATTAGCATCGGGTCTAATAGGAGTTCCTGTTTGCGATTGTGTACTTTTTGTACGATTTGTGGTCATCTCTACTAGATATAAAGTGTTAAAATCTATTTGTAAATCGAGTACGTCTTTATTTTTTCCCGTAAAAATATAATCATATTTTTTTACAAATCCAGGCACACGGCCTTTGGGATAAAATGGATGTTTAGCAGATAAGTTATATGGCTTTACATAAAATATAATGTCCATGCTATATCTGTTTTGTGTTGGATCATAATCTCTAATAAGGATACTAGGAATGATTCTAAACCATTTTAGCCACGTGATGGTATTAGGGTTTCCGCCTGACTGAATACTTTCCCGTTGTTGTTTTGTTATTGATGGATCTTTCAATTGATCGCTGATATATTCACTGTTTCTAACTGCCCAATCGATCATTCTGTCAATAGTGGTGCCCGCAGGAATATTTACGGTTGCTCCGTCGAATCGAAGCCCGCCTTTAGCAGCTCCTGATGCTGCTTGAATTTGTGATCTTTGTGCGGCAGTCGACGTTCCGCTGGCTGGAGCTCCAGCTGCATTAACAGGACCTGTATATAATTTACGGTTGCCTATTTTTTCATCAAACACAACCCTAACAGTGTTGACTATAGATATTTGTTTTTGTACTTTTAATGAACTAAAATAACTATTGATAGCGGCGCAGAATCCAGTTATTCCAAAACTTGAATATTCATTGTTTAATTGACTGGTCAAATCGCTTATTCGGGCCCGGGTGTCAGCCGCAATGCTGGCATCAATTGGATCGCCAGACGCTGCAAATTGTCTAGATTCTTCATTAAGGTTTGTAATTTGTCTTTCGATATCAGATCTTCGAAATAGATTTACATAAAATTTACCGTCTTCAGCTGATACTTCAGCCGGACCACCAAATATTTGACTGACTGTAGTGGCTGTAACTGTTGTGCTAACAGGTAAGCTTACATTTATTTGATTAAATGCCTGATGATTAAATGGCACTGCATCAATTTGATATTCTGTGCCTTTTGATGTTAATCTAGACTTGATATTAGTTATTCTAATAGGAATAAATTTTGAATGTTCTTTGAGTGGCCCGGGCGAGCCCCCGTCGACACTGCCAAAAAAATCAATTTGTAACATGTAAGGCATATGGATGTAACTACCTGTCCCGGGATTAACCCTACTAGCAGCCTCTAACATTCTATTAATTAGTGTAAACCCCAATGGCTCGATAATTGTAAAACTACATTCAATTAAGTTACTGTTTCTATTTCTGGAAGTAGTATTAACTATGGTTTTTACTTTTAAGTTTTCGAAATAAAAATCTTCTTCAAATGCAGGGTCTCGTCTGAAAGTTTCCCCGTATCTTCCTGCACTACTGATTAAAACATTTTGCGGTACATACTTTTTTTGTAATGAACTATCTCTGCTGATCAAATTATTATAGTTTTGTATTCCCATTAAATGCAGGCTTAGACAATAAGTGTAAGAATCATATTCTAACAATGGGTTATCAACTACACCTTGTCTGGCATTAGAGCCTATAAAAGCAGTGGTGTCAAATATTGCACGACCTTCTGCGTCACGTATTTGTGCCAACTCAGCTTCATTAGCTGCATCTATTGCCTCATCACCCACAGCTGGAATTAGATCTATCGCAGGAGTGGCAATATTTTGTCTCTCAGCTAACGAAATAGCAACAGCTGATGCGTTGATAGTATTTGACTCTAAGGGATTACTCATCTTATTATCCGATGGCTCCAGTTATTGCAGCTTTCTTAGGCAAAAAAATTCTATTGCCTATTTTCATATCAAAAATAGGATCTTTAATAGTGTTAGGATTACGCAGTGCAAACACCCACCAGAGACCAGTATCTTCGTACAAATCGTATGCCAATAAATCAGGTCTATATTGATAAGTTTTGTTTATAGCAAAAAGTACATCATCAGGATTCTTAGGTATTACTGGAAAATTGGCAAGATCTAAAAAGTCTCCATAAAAAGGTGTTTTAGAATATAAACTATTTTGAGCATATTGAATTTCGGCCATTATAGGAAACCTCCGATAGGTGAATTGCCATTCTGTATCAGCGCACCTCGCGAGAATCTGTCTAGTGTAAAGTTTCTAGCAATATTTTGTCTGCTGTATAAAGGTTGTAAGGTAATGTTCACTGTGCTGCTTGTTGGCAGTCGGACTGGGCCACCAAAGTTGACATTTGTTGGCAATTGCAATCCTGCACTACTCAATGAGGCACCCACTGGTATAGATACATAATCAACTTCTCCTGGCATAGTATGACTGAATGATGTTACAACGCAGGGAACATGGGGAAGATATGCTGCTCCAAACCCATCTAAGAATACCAGTGGAGGAGGGCTGCCTGCATTTTGATCTGCTCCAAAAAACATTTTTGTCACAGTTCTAAAAAATTGTATTACTGCCATCAAATACTGACCTTCTTTAATATTTTGAACTGTAAATTCTCCATTTATATTAATGGAAGAAACTTCACTGCCTTCGTAGAAATAACTAGAATAATTACTGTGAGTTAATGGAGTAGAACCATATTTTGCATTATGCGTTATAGTAATAGACGGCGTATACGGAAATATAACTCCACTGGTTTCTCGCAATGGTCCAAGAATACTATTATCTATTCTATTATAAAATAAGTCAGCAGTTGGCCTTGCCATACTAATTCGCACTCGCCAATCATATTGAGGGTCAATTGTTGATCCATCTGTACCATTAAAATTAACATTAAATACACTGCCGGCTATATCTGTCAGTAAACCATTAGCACCTGGGGCAAGTCCAGAATTTGCTAGCCTCGATCCGCTTGAAGACGCCGAGCCTGTAGAACCCGTTACGGAGGCTGGGCTGAAAAATGCGCTTTGGGCAGAACTATCCCCTGCAAAAGTAGAAGTATTATATGACATTTGATACCCGTTTTAGATATTTATCGAACCAAAAATAGTAGCTTATTATTGGCATTGACATCACAACTTATAATATGTTAGTATGTACCAACCGCAGATTTAAAGGATAAAATGAAATCAAATTACTTAAACAATAAAGATATTCTTAAAGAGATACACAAAAGCAAGAATTCGTATTGCACATTCAGTGACCCAGAAGTTGCAGACTATGACATGATTCTGCCAGATGTTAAAAAAATTAATAAAAAAAATATACTAGATGCTCGCAAATTAAGGGCAGAAAGATTAAGCAAATTAGCGCATGAAGCTGCCGTAGCGGCCACTGGGGAAAAGCAAAAAGCTGACCAATTTGAAATCAAATACACTAAAATTCCACAGACTGATGTAGTCTTTCGAATTATGACATGGGAGCATATACCATTAGACGATGTCAAGACTAAAAAAGCCAAAGACGCGGCCAAAGAACTGTTTGAAGACGAAGATGAAACTGCTCATACCGAGTATGACGAAGATGATCCCAAACATAACAAATACGTTAAAGTCAATTTTCCGCCTTTCTTTCATTATAAAGTAGACGAAGAAGGCAACCCTATTCTGGTAGGCAAAAGTCATTGGTCGGGCGGATTAGACACTGGATCTTTTAATAGAGAACATGGTGCAATGACTAATAAACTAGCTCATATGTTTATGAAACTGTGTGAACGTTATGCAACCAGAAGTAATTGGAGAGGGTACACTTATAACGACGAAATGCGTAGTCAAGCCTTATTACAACTCAGTCAAATTGGATTGCAATTCGACGAATCGAAATCGCAGAATCCTTTTGCTTATTATACTGCTGCTATCACTAATAGCTTCACTCGAGTGCTGAACATCGAAAAACGCAATCAAAACTTACGTGACGACATTTTAGAAATGAACAATCTTAATCCAAGCTACACTCGCCAAGGCCAGGGTGGGTCGTGGGGCGGTGCAGGGGGCGGCGTAGATGGTAACGACTAGGATTAAATTTGATCCAACTAGTTCTGATATAATTCTCATAACCTACCCCCCGGGGGGTTTTGGGAATTTTGTATATCATCTATTAACTGAATTTACGGATCAAACAGTTAAACCCAATAATAGCTCATTTGCGTTTAGCGGCACCGGGAACAGTCACGGTACTAAAAAATATACTGTAACGTATTCTCACAATCCCTCAAAATACCATCCGTACATAGACTCAGACGTAGCCACAGAGGGTAAAACAATTTTGGTACTGGTAGACAACAAATGGTACGATAACGATTACTCTCGCTTACGTGAGGTTTTTCCAAATGCAAAAATTGTAAGGATGTGCTTTGAGCCACGCATGTATCCTATTGTGTTTGCTCTAGTTACTGCTAAAACAAAAGGCATACAGGCTAATATATACGTGCCGCCAAATTACAAAGGCGAAGGCAAATTTACTCCGTTACATTTGCCCAATGTTGTGAATGCATCCATCGAAGACTTTATCTTGGATCCGTTTGAAACGTTTTATAAGATAGCCACAGAGTTGGGATTAACTGTTATTAATACTGATCAACTTCATGGCGTTGTTGCAGAATGGCGCAAGGTCCACAAACCATACTTTGAAGATCTATACAAAGAATTCCAGAAGGAGCATTTGCTATAGACATGCCCTCTACAATAGTGTAAACTATATCCATGAGTAACCTATTTAAGAAAGCCGCAGTATTCACCGACATCCACTTTGGTCTAAAGTCAAATAGTCAATTGCACAACGAGGACTGTTTGAACTTTATCAAGTGGGCTACCGCTAAAGCACGAGAAGAAGGTTGTGAAACCGCTATGTTTCTCGGAGACTGGCACAATAATCGAGCCAGTCTTAATATTGTCACGCTTAATTATAGCCTTAGAGCATTGGAACATTTAAATGATAATTTTGAACGTGTTTATTTTATTCCTGGTAATCATGATTTGTATTATCGGGATAAACGTGATATTCAATCGGTTGAATGGGCTCGTCACCTCCCGAACGTTCAAATTGTTAACGATTGGTTTACTAGCGGCAATGTGGTTATTGCTCCTTGGCTTGTCGGAGACGACCACAAACGAATTGCCCGACTTACGGGAAAATACATGTTTGGACACTTCGAACTGCCCCACTTCTATATGAACGCCATGGTGCAGATGCCCGATCACGGCGAAATTAAAAATGAACATTTTGGAAATTTTGATCAAGTATTCACTGGGCACTTTCATAAAAGACAGCAACGTCAAAATATTACATATATCGGAAATTGTTTCCCTCACAACTATGCCGATGCTGGCGATGACGATCGTGGACTAACTATTTTAGAATGGGGGAAAGAACCCGAATATCATGCATGGCCCAATCAGCCTAGATATCGTGTGCTAGGATTAGGTGCTATTTTAAATAACGCAGACTCGGTGTTAGGACAAGGTATGCATGTTCGTGTTAATATTGACATCGATATTAGCTACGAAGAAGCAACCTTTATCAAAGAAACTTTTATGGAGTCTCATAAACTGCGAGAAATTACATTAATCCCACAAAAAAATGCAGACTTAAATGAATTTGCAATACAGGGCAATGTTAATTTCGAAAGTGTAGATCAAATTGTTACCAATCAACTTACTGCTATTGCCAGTGAGCATTATGACAATAAGATATTGCTGGACATTTATAGAAATTTATGAACTTTGACAAATTATACACTATCCAATATCCTTCGGGAAGTTTTGGGCATTTTACTCATCTAATATTGTCTACTTACGGCGAAAATTTTACTAAACAAAAGGTCGAATTAAAATTTAAAAATAAAATGAATAGCGGCAGTAGTCATTTTATTTCTTCGCAAATTCAAAAATATTACGATGTGGATCGATATAAAGAGTATGCTGCAACAGCATTAACCGACGATTATATCGCATTGACTAAAAACGGAAACTACACAACTGTAATTATCGATTCTGGTATTGCTGATGACTCGGATACTTTTAAACAATTCTTTCCGAATGCAAACTGTATAAAAATATGTTATACTGATTATAGCTGGCCGTTCAGTGCTAAATCTTTCTACACCAGATGTATGAGCGAAGTTCTATTAGAAGAAACTAAAATTGACGATTTCATTAACCCCGATAAGGATAAATGGATATCGGCCGAGCCGTGGGAAAAAAGAGAAAAATATTTTCTATTTCTCCGAGATCATGAATTTAGACAGATGTGGAATCTTTCTAGTTCTCCGTTAACTGTTGATGTAAATGCATACCTTAGCTACGAGACTTTATATAATTCATTATCTAATATTGTCAAATTAAGTAATTTTCACGAATTATATGATAAATTTTATAAAAATAATTCAATTCATATCGATTGGTATCTACGATGTCGAGAAATTTTATCAGCTATTCAAAATAATCAATGCATCGATCTAACTGATATTTCCGATGATTTGTTCAGTCAAGCAACCATCAATTACTATATACAAATTTTGTATAACTTCGAAATTCCAGCATGGGATTACCGAGATTGGTTTTCTTCGACTGATCAAATATTTTCAATGCTCGACTTACATAATATTTCACATTAATGTTTAAAATAAAATCCTTATCCGTTAAAAACTTCATGAGCGTGGGCAATGCCACCCAAGGTATTGATTTTGATCGCAACGATTTAACTCTTGTGTTAGGCGAAAACTTAGACCTAGGCGGTGATGACAGCGGTGCTCGAAATGGCACTGGTAAAACCACTATCATTAACGCATTGAGCTACAGTCTATTTGGTCAAGCGTTAACTAATATTAAAAAAGACAATTTGATTAATAAAACTAACAGCAAACACATGTTAGTTACCATCGATTTCGAATCCGAAGGTCGCCGCTATAGAATTGAGCGGGGACGTAAGCCAAATGTATTAAAGTTCTACGTGGACGACGAAGAACTAGAAACCAAAGACGATAACAGTCAGGGCGACAGTCGAGAAACACAATTAGAAATCGAACGACTGTTAAACATGAGCCACGACATGTTTAAGCACATTGTTGCTCTAAATACATATACAGAACCATTTTTAAGTTTAAAAGCCAACGATCAACGAACTATCATTGAACAATTGCTGGGCATCACTGTGCTGTCAGAAAAAGCCGAAGCACTTAAAGAGCAAAACAAATCCACTAAAGAAGCAATTCAACAGGAAGAATTTCGAATTAAAGCTGTTGGTGATGCAAACAAACGAATTCAAGATCAGATTGATGCGCTGATTCGTCGACAAACATTGTGGACTAATAAGCACAAAGATGACATTGCATCATTGCAAGCAGCATATGATCAACTCGCAGAATTAGACATAGAGTCCGAGCTAGATGCTCATAAAAAGCTAGCCGAATATAATACAAAAAGTAAACAAATAGCCGATCTTACAACACTGGTTAAACGCTGCGAACAAGACGAAACCAGGGAAACCAAGGAAATAGAAAAGCTTAAAAAAGAAATTGTAGCTTTAAAAAATCACACTTGTCATAGCTGTGGTCAATCATTTCATGATGACAAACAAGTAATTGTTTTGGAAGAAAAACAAAAAACACTGCAAGAAACTGCGTTACAAGCATTGTCTACTAATACACAATTGCTAGAAAATCAAGAAGCTCTTGGACTACTAGGTGATCTGGGACAAAAACCAGTGACATTTTACAAAGATGAAAGCGATGCTTTCGAACATCGTAGCAGCATGGCATCTGTTCTTACGCAATTAAATTCTAAGCAGTTAGAACAAGACCCGTACACAGATCAAATTAATGATATGAAGGAAACGGCTGTTGAAGAAATAAATTATGATTTTATGAATTCGTTGGTGAGAATTAAAGATCACCAGGATTTTTTACTTAAGTTATTAACCAATAAAGATAGTTTTATTCGTAAAAAGATCATAGATCAGAATCTAAGTTACTTAAATGCAAGATTGGGATTTTATTTAGATAAAATTGGACTACCTCACACTGTCAAGTTCAATAACGACTTAAGTATTAGTATTGAAGAGCTGGGCAGAGAGTTGGACTTTGACAACTTGTCGCGGGGTGAACGTAACAGACTTATTTTATCACTGAGCTGGAGTTTCCGAGACGTATGGGAAAGTCTATATCAGCCTATTAACTTATTGTTTATCGATGAGCTAGTAGACAGCGGCATGGATGCTAGTGGAGTCGAAAACAGTTTAGCGATTTTAAAGAAAATGAGTCGAGAAAGCAGCAAATCTGTGTGGCTAGTGTCACACAAAGACGAACTTGCCGGTCGTGTAAACAACATTCTTACTGTGGTCAAAGAAAACGGCTTTACAAATTATAATACAGATGTTGAAGTAGTATAATAATGTTAGCAACATGGCACTGGCACATTGAAATTAGCAGTAAATGCACTTTACGCTGTCCTCGGTGCGCACGACAAGAAGTTCCTGATACTTTAATAAACACTGAGTTAGATTTAGAGTTTTTCAAAAGAAATTTTACCCCTGAGTTCATTCTTTCTAATGTGGAAAAAATAACATTCTGCGGCGACGACGGCGATCCTATATACGCACATGATCTAATACCTGTGATCAAATATCTGAAATCAGTCAAAGATATAGAGATTGTTATTGTTACCAACGGCAGCTATAAAAAAGAAGACTGGTGGACCAGTCTGGGTAGTACCTTGACTGCTAAAGATAGTGTACATTTTAGTGTCGATGGATTCGACAATATCAGTAATAATTTGTATAGGATAAACAGCGACTATGATAGTATAATACAAGGTATAAAAACATTGCGGGCGCACAGTCCTTGTCAGATTGTATGGGCCGCAATTGCGTTTCGATTTAACGAAGATCATTTAGAATCAATGAAAGACTATGCCGACCAGATTGGCGTGGATCGATTTCAAATTACACTGAGTACAAAATTTGGTGCGATCTATCCAAACTATGGAGAGAATGATCCTCTTCAACCCAGTAAAAAATATATTAGTAGCTCACATAGATTTGAACGCCAAATAACTGATTTTACTATTAGGCAAACACCTGTTCACCCAATTAATATCAAACTCTATGAACACACAAAATTAAAAGATACAATCGTACCGTTATGTGAAATTGGCAACAAAGGCTTGTACATAGATGCACAGGGTAGATTATTTCCGTGCTGCTGGGTTGCGAATAGATATTCTCACAATCAAGAATGGCAAGATCTCGGATCAAAATTTAATTTAAACAATATAACAATAGAACAGGCATTGGCAGACCCTTTCTGGATCAATGAATTCCAATCGTTTAAGTGGCAAGAATGTCAGACAAAATGCAAGAAAAACATGGTAAACCAGGAATATGCAACATCATGGTAAACTAGATAAATTATAGTACACATGGCACAACAAATCTAACATGACTTGGTTTTTTCAAGACACCCCAGTTGAGGAATTGCCCGAGGATTGCATAGGATTTGTATATCTAATCACAAACAAAATATCAAACAAAAAATACATTGGCAAAAAACTGGCAAAATTCAGTAAAACTACTCAAAGAACAGTAAAATTAAAAAACGGCACCAAAAAGAAAAAGAAAATTCGCTCAAAAGTCGATTCAGACTGGAGAGATTATTATGGCTCAAGTCCTGAGTTACAAACAGATGTACAAACATTAGGCTCAGACAATTTTACCAGAGAAATACTTTACTATTGTAATTCCAAAGCAATTTGTAGTTATATTGAAGCAAGAGAACAATTTACCAGGCGTGTATTAGAATCAGACGAATATTACAACGGCATAATCAATTGTCGTATCCATGGCTCCCATATAAAAAATAAATTAAGCATTTAAGACTCGCACAGGTCAATATCATGTGCCCTAGACCTGGATCTCGGATCGCAGGGACGGAAGACTCACCGTGCTAGTGAGCACTCAACCACTACCCGACAGGATGAAGATTGCCAATGCCGCAATTTGGTTGTTTGAAAAGGATTAACAGGCTAAAAAGACGTAGCAGTGATGCTACAAGGTTTATATGTATGTTAGCGTATAGATATAAACTTGCCGTTGTGATAAGAACTGAGCTCGAGGTACCGGACAACCGCCTCTGTAATCGCTTTAACGCTAATGACTGTGCTACTCGGATGAAGCATTATCATTTTTGCCCTGTGCGGGCAAAGTGTGACTGATTAATCTGGATGAAACTTATATCGCTACGCTCTTTAATTAAAATATATCACTGAGCGACAGCGAAAGTGATAGATGTGCGTAGCACATCTTAAAAGAATGGTAATCCTGTTTCCTTTGTGGTATTAAGGTTGTCTTCAATAATACCATTAATGATTTCTCTTTCTTGGAAACTTATTTCCAAGGCTTCACTATAAGTTATTCCACCCCTCATATGCCAACAAATTTTTAATATATTCTTCTTAAGGGCTTTTGAATCTTTGTCGAAGTCTTTGATCATTTCAACAATTGATTCATTGTCTAAACTCAAAAGCCTTATACGAAAAAACTTGCTTGCTCAAAAACTAATGGGGTTTCATAGGGTTTGTTGCAGTCTTCGTGTTCGCAAGTTATGGGAATTTTTTTAAGTGGACTCTGTTCTCCAAAGCTTTCTAGTTTTGTTTTAACTGAGTCCCACACTGTTTTGTTGCAATTTTGAAAGAATTCATGAATTTGTTCCGGATCTTCTACTAGAACGCCTTCTTCTGTTTTAATCCCAGCTACACTCTTACTGATTTGTTCTACAGTAAGAGATAATAATCTTTGGAAAACCACATTGAATTTTGATAATTTTTCTTCGTCGCTCAGTGAATCGTCACCTGCTACAGCTAATAACCGTTGATGTTCGTAGTTTTCTAAACTGGCTTTGTTAAATTGTTGGTAAGTCTGTGGCCTAATATAAATTTCGAGTCCTTCTACTTTTATAGTGGAATCAAAATCGGGACAAGTTATCTGTGACGATAATGCGCCAAGATCCGCAGTATTTTCATTTTTTCTTTGACAATGGGGACAAACACTGACGAACTCCATGCCCGGGCCATATGTTGCATGACGTATAGCTATCAACACTGCATCTAAATCAATGGCAGGCATTTTCCATGCGTCTTTGATGGCAGGTACACAACTTTGTATAACTTCCACAGTACTTTGTCCATTTAACAGTGCATCGGGAGTTTTTAAGATTAGTTCGTCTTTGGCAGTCATCGGATAAACTGGTAATTCTCCAGTAACCGGTAGATCTAAACTGCCAGGTGGATACCATCGTCCCATGCTGGGCAATTTAAGATATAATTGAGGCTGTCTAAAATGTTTAGCCAAAGGATTAGCAATATTAACCATATTTTATTCCAATAAATATATTAATACTTATCTTGGTAAATTTACAAAAAAATAGATTATGGATGAAAGAACACAACAACTGCTGGAAAAACTTGGTTTAACCGCCAACGCCACTTCGGGTGCAATGCAGCAGTTAATCTCTGCATTGAGTAAAACTGCATCGGCCAGTAACAATCAAACCAATGCAGCAACATTGACTGCACAATCTTTGCAGCAAATGCAAAGCAGTGCTCAATCCACTGCTTCTTCTTTTAGAAATTTTTTAAGTATAGGCACTAGTTTTGCAGGGGGGTTAACAACTTTAACATCCAGCGTATACGGTGCAGACAAAGCTTTTGCCAGTGTTATTCCTACACTAGATTTCATTACCGGTACTTTTACTAAAACTGTTACCGCAGCTGGCACAGCATTAAGTGGAGTATCTATTGCAGGATTTAGCTTTGGTAAAGCCAGTGAAGCTGCCGCGCAAGGAGTAGCAAACACATTTGAAGTTTTGTCTGACGTTATTAAATTTCAAATTAACAGTGCTCAAAAAGTTTCTGACCAATTTCTTGCATTATCTAAAGTTGGAGCAACTTTTGGTGGCAGCATAGGAACAATGGGTGCTGATGCAAAAAAATTACAAATTCCTTTACTTGAATTTGGTAGGATTATAACAACAAATGTGGAAAATTTAACCAAGCTTGGCAAAAGTGTAAGAGATGCAGGTTTCGAAGTTGCAAATTATGCAGCAGGACTATATGAATCCAGTGATGCTTTAGTTGCTCTATATGGAAACGTCGAAAATATAAGTGCAGGAGTAGCTGACTTTCTAGCATTACAGGCACAGTTGGGGCGTGTTGACCAGATGCGTGGGGAACAAGGTCGAGCTGATTCTAATAGACAAAGTGCTGCTATCAAAGAATATCTGATCAGACAAAAAGAACTAACAGCACTAACTGGACAAAGTGCAGATGCGCTTAAAAAAGCAGAGGAAGAACGAAGAAGAGATTTAGCTTATCAATTAAAAGTTAGCAGAATGAGCACTACAGCTCAAGCAAATGTCAGTGAAGCATTCGGAATTGCTCAAACTAAATTTGGTGATGAAGCTGCTCAATACTTAAAAGAATATATCAGAACACAAGGAAAAGTAACAGATCCTGCAATGATATCATTTGCTGCTGGTAACCAAGAAGTTGCCCAGACCATGCAAATGTTTGCTGAAAATATAAATTTAGGAAAAGATGAATTCCGACGAACATACGCAGGATTCATAAAAGCAAATGCAGGTGCTTATCGAGGATTTGCTGAAGGCATTGAAGATTTAGCAGAATTGCCGCCTTCGTTAATGAATAACTTTGTTCAATCTCAAACAAAAATGGGTGCTTCATTGATCAGTAATATGAACTTTTTTGAAAATTTACCGACTACTATAGAAAGAATGATAGCTGAAGGCACAGATCTACGAGGAGTGTTAACTGATTCTGCTAGTAAAGCATTCGTGGATGCAGAGAGGAGACGTAGCCAAGTTCAGCAAGAAATTGATGCATCGGTGTTAGGAAATATGCAAAAACTTGGAAGTACTATGGAATTGTTAAATCAAGCTACATTGTCCATGGTAAGAGCACAAGATAGTATTAACCAGTTAGTAAATAGACTTAAAGATATACCAACGGGAAAAGAGTTTAACAAAGCTGTTGGGGATATTGTGGATCAGATCTTTAAAGGAATGGGAATACCATTGAAGAAAAACGAGCCTCCTGCACCTGCAAGAGTTCCAGAAGGAGGAGCTACTGAATTGCCCCCGGGAGCGTCATTGCCAGGACCAACTTTTGCACAAGCTTCTCCTATCACACCCAGTACTCCCTCAGAAATTGCTGATCAAGTACTACTTATGGAACTATTGGCTGACAGTAAATCACAAAAAGCAAATCAAGAATCATCAGCTGAATCTCGTAATTTAGCAGCCGACATTACCAGATTACAAACACAAATTGCATCATTGGTTACTGCAAATAATAACAACGAACAAGTAGTAGCAGCACTAACTGATCAGAATGGATTAATGTCAACATTAAATGACAAAATGAGTGAAATGATAGATTCTAATAGAAGCATATTCAATGCATTGGCTTAATTTTTAGGTAAATATCTGACTGGAGAAAAGTTTTAATGTCTTGGAAAAAGTATTTTAGGGTAGCAAATGTAGCTGGAGCAGTAAGTCCTATTAATGGCTCTCAGGCTCAAAATATGACCTATAGAAATTATCAAAGCAACTTGCCTGAAGTTTATATAGGTCATCCCAATAGAATTGAACGTTATAACCAGTACGAACAAATGGATATGGACAGTGAAGTCAATGCCGCACTGGACATTTTGGCTGAATTTAGTACTCAAAGCAATGAAGAAAACGGCACAGCTTTTAAATTTTATTGGAAAGAGCAGCCCACAGACAACGAAGTTAAGATTATTCGTGAGCAGTTAACACAATGGGTTAGCTTAAATGAGCTTAACAAAAGAATATTTAAAATGTTTCGAAATACTATCAAGTATGGTGATCAAGTGTTTATTCGTGATCCAGAAACATTTAAACTATTTTGGGTAGAAGTCAGCAAAGTTGTCAAAGTCATTGTAAACGAAGCAGAAGGTAAAAAGCCTGAACAGTATATTCTCAAAGATATTGCTCCAAATTTTGAAAATTTAACAGCTACAACCATCAATACCAGTGACGTTAATGTTAATCATCCACAAGTAGGCGGCGGCAGTGGTGCATATATTCAACCAAAAAATCCAATTGGTGGCGGGTCAAGATTCAGTCATGCTCAAAACGAAGCAGCAGTAAATTCTGAACACATAGTACATTTAACACTGACAGAAGGGCTGGATTTCAGCTGGCCTTTTGGTAACAGCGTGTTAGAAAATGTGTTCAAAGTATTCAAACAAAAAGAATTACTGGAAGATGCTATCATTATCTATCGCGTACAAAGAGCACCAGAACGTAGGATTTTTTACATTGACGTAGGTAACATGCCCAGTCACATGGCCATGGCCTTTGTTGAACGAGTTAAAAACGAAGTGCATCAACGCCGTATACCTACACAAACAGGTGGCGGTCAGAACATGATGGATGCCACATATAATCCATTAAGCACTAACGAAGATTATTTTTTCCCACAAACAGCAGAAGGCCGAGGCAGCAAAGTTGATACACTGCCAGGCGGTAGTAATTTAGGGGAAATTACAGACCTGCATTTCTTTACCAATAAACTATTCCGCGGACTAAGAATCCCCAGCAGCTATTTGCCAACGGGGCTAGATGACGGAACCAGTAATCCAAACTCTTTTAGTGACGGTAGAGTAGGAACTGCACTAATTCAAGAATGGCGATTTAATCAATATTGTATGCGTTTACAGCGTATGATCTGTGAAAAATTAGATCAAGAGTTCAAATTATTTCTTCGTTGGAGGGGCATTAATATTGACAGTAATTTGTTTGAATTACAGTTCAATGAACCGCAAAACTTTGCCAGCTATCGTCAAGCTGAAGTAGATCAGGCTAGAATCGGATCGTTTACTCAATTAGAAGCTTTTCCATATTTGAGCAAACGCTTCTTATTAACACGATATCTTGGATTAACAGAAGAAGAAATAGCCGACAACGAACGTATGTGGGCCGAAGAGCAAGGGGACGTAGACAAAGCACCGCCAGGCGAAGCAGGACTACGTAGTATTGGCATTAGTCCAGGCGGATTAGATGCTGATTTAGAAGCAGCAGCTCCACCAGCAGAAGGCGAAGCAGGTGCTGCACCACCTGCAGAAGTAGGAGCGCCAGCACCTGGAGCAGCAGCGGCAGCAGCACCAGCACCCACTGGAACCCTATGATTTTAATAAATTGGTAAATACCTGATGCAGCTCTTAGAACTTTATAATGAGATTCCGGACGGTTATCGTAGTGAAAAAGACGATAATAGTGTCATTAAAATTGATGACACTAGAAAAACACGATTAACTTTGGACCGATTGAATAAACTTCGCATTATGAACGACACTAGAAAATTAGAGCATGAAAAGAAACTGGAAAAAGTTTCCACTCAGTATAAATCAGCAGTTGAAGCCAGTGCTGGGCTTTAATTATTTTTTAAAAACATTCAAAAAACGCCCATTTAACCCATTAAATGCTCATATTCTGTAAATAACTATACAGAATTCACAAACATATTTTTAAAAGGAACACAAATATGTCAAAATATGAGCAACTAATTGAATACATTATTAACGAGCAAGAAGATAAAGCTCGCGAACTTTTCCACCAAATTGTGGTTGAAAAATCGCGTGATATCTACGAGTCGTTAATCGACGAGCAGGATCTTGAAGAAGTCGGTGGAAATGAAGTCGAATCTATGGTAGACGAAATCACTGGTGACGAAGAAGGAATGCAAGAAGCCGAAGACGACATGGGCGATGACGAAGAAGACATGGGCGGTGACGATGACATGGGAGATGACGAAGAAGACATGGACATGGACATGGACGCTGGCGATGACATGGACGCTGGCGATGACATGGGTATGGACGGCGGTGACGACATGGAAAATCGTGTCATGGACCTTGAAGATGCGTTAGATGAACTTAAAGCAGAATTTGATGCTTTAATGGGTGGCGGTGACGACATGGGCATGGACGACGGTATGGGCATGGGTGACGATGAAGGCGACGAAGATATGGGTGAAAATCTTATTGTAGTCCCTACAGGTAAACCAACTCCTGAAGGCATGGGAGAATATGAAGAATCAGTCTATGAAGCTAAAAAAGATAAAAAAGAAGAAATGCTTAAAGACAAAGATAAAAAAGCCAAAAAGATGACTGAAGCTGAATGGATCCGCGAATACGTGGAAAAAATCGGTGAGCCATTCCCAGGAAAAAATACAGAAACAGGTGAAGTTGGTGCAGGTGGCACAGCCAGTTTGAACACTAAATCTATTGTTGCTGGTAAAAACGATATGGGTGGCACTGCTTCTAATATCGCTAAAGGTGGCGCAGAGTCTGATCCAAGCGGAACACCAAATAAAAAGCCCAGCGGTCTTTTAAAAGGCGGTTCTGACTTAATTGGTAAAGTACAAAACAGTCCAGGTGCTAATGCTGGTAAAACAGCTTATAAGAGTAAAGCTCCTGCTGCATCTAAGGCAGAAGCAGGTGGAACTAACGACAAAAGTCCGTTAGCTAAGTAAGGCAAATATTGTGCGCGGATTAATAAGAGAACACTTATCGTTTGACAATGCTAGAATGGAAGTTCTAGCAGAAGCTAGTGCTGATGGCCAAGGTAAGAATCTCTACATGAAAGGTATATTCGTTCAAGGCGGTGTTAAAAACGCTAATCAACGAGTATACCCTGTACAAGAAATATCGCAAGCAGTAGATTCTGTCAATAAACAACTTAAGGAAGGTTATAGCGTTTTAGGCGAACTAGACCATCCTGATGATTTAAAAATTAACTTAGACCGTGTGTGCCATATGATCACAGAAATGTGGATGGATGGTCCAAATGGTTTTGGTAAATTAAAGATTCTTCCAACTCCAATGGGTAAACTGGTGGAAGCCATGTTAACCTCAGGGGTGAAGTTAGGAGTGTCCAGCAGAGGTAGCGGCAACGTTAACGAAAGCTCGGGCCATGTTAGTGACTTTGAAATAGTCACAGTTGATATAGTTGCACAACCTAGTGCTCCAAATGCATATCCAAAAGCTGTTTACGAAGGGCTTATGAACATGCGTCACGGACACAAAGTTTTCGAAATGGCAAAAGATGCCGGTGCAAATCAAAAAGTCCAGAAGTATTTTCAAGAGGAAGTAAAACGCCTCATAAAAGACTTAAAAATATAAAAGGAAAATGATCCATGTTTGATGCTATCAAGCCATTAATCGACAGTGGTATCATTAACGAAGACACCAAGCAAGCTATCAGCGAAGCTTGGGAAACTAAGTTAAATGAAGCACGTGAACAACTTCGCGCAGAAATTCGTGAAGAGTTTGCCAACCGCTATGAACACGACAAAGGTGTAATGGTCGAAGCTCTAGACAAAATGGTCACAGAAAGTCTACAGTCAGAAATTCGAGAGTTTGCAGAAGAAAAAGAGCAACTAGCTGCTGATCGTGTACGTTTCAACAAACGTATGCAAGAAAGTGCTGGAAAATTTGATCAATTCCTAGTTGGAAAACTAGCAGAAGAAATCAAAGAATTGCGTAGTGATCGCAAAGTTCAAAAAGAAAGCGTAAGCCGTCTAGAGAAATTTGTTATCCGTGCTCTTGCTGAAGAAATTCAAGAATTTGCTAAAGATAAACAAGATGTAGTTGAAACAAAAGTTAAATTAGTTCGTGAAGCAAAAACCAAGCTTGACCAATTACAGAAATCTTTTGTTACAAAATCTGCTGCTCTTGTAAAAGAATCTGTGGCTAACAAGCTAGAGTCAGAATTGACTCAACTAAAAGAAGACATCCAAACTGCTCGCGAGAACAATTTTGGTCGTCGACTATTCGAAGCTTTTGCCAGCGAATTTGCGATTACTCATTTAAATGAGAATCAACAAATCGCTAAACTATCAAAAGCATTAGAACAAAAAGAAGCAATGATTGCAGAAGCTAAAAAGTCTGCTGCTGAAAAATCTGCTTTAGTTGAATCAAAAGACCGTGAAATCCGTATCATTAAAGAATCTCAAGAACGTCAACAAGTAATGAGTGACTTAATGAAACCATTGAATAAAGAGAAGCAGGCTGTAATGAGCCAACTTCTTGAAACAGTGCAGACTAACAAATTGCAATCTGCATATGAAAAGTATCTACCCGCAGTTCTAAATAATTCTGTTGCACCAAAAGCTGAAAAAGCTCAAGTGTTAGCTGAATCCAGAGTAGAAGTGACAGGAGATAAATCTGCTAAGGTCGCCGTTGAGTTTGATCATAATAATGTGATCGAAATTAAACGTTTAGCAGGGCTTAAGTAAACCCTAATAAGGAAAGAAAAAAAAATGACACAAGCACTATTAGAAGGCCGTTGGGGCGAAACAAAAGACGCCCTGCTAGAAGGTCTTAACGGTTCGCGTAGAACCACAATGGGTGTGATTCTTGAAAACACCCGTAAGCACTTAGCTGAAGCTGCAACAGCTGGAGCAACAAGCGCAGGTAACGTAGCTACACTTAACCGTGTTATTCTACCAGTTATTCGTCGTGTAATGCCTACAGTTATTGCTAACGAAATCGTTGGCGTTCAACCAATGACTGGACCTGTTGCACAGATCCACACATTACGTGTTCGTTATGCTGAAACAACCAATGTAACTGCACCAAGTCCATTTGACACAGGTACAACAGCAGGTGATGAAGCACTAAGTCCATTCAAGATTGCTACAGCATATTCTGGTTCTTTGACAACCGGTCGTGCTACTAGCACATCTTCGTTAGAAGGTCAACCAGGCCGTAAGATCAACGTACAGATCTTAAAACAAGTTGTTGAAGCCAAAACTCGTAAGTTAAGCGCTCGCTGGACATTCGAGGCTGCACAAGATGCACAATCTATGCATGGCCTAGACATCGAAGCAGAAATCATGGCTGCTCTAGCACAAGAAATTACAGTTGAGATCGACCAAGAAGTTCTTGGTTCTCTACGTGCTCTTTCTGCTACAGACTTCGCTTATGACCAAGCTGCTGTTTCTGGTACTGCTACATTCGTTGGTGACGAACACGCTGCTTTGGCTGTTCTTATCAATCGTGCAGCTAACTTGATCGCTCAGCGTACACGTCGTGGTGCTGGTAATTGGGCTGTTGTAAGTCCAGCTGCATTGACTGTTCTACAGTCTGCAACAACCAGTGCTTTCGCTCGTACAACAGAAGGTACATTTGAAGCTCCAACAAATACAAAGTTTGTTGGTACACTAAACGGAGCAATGCGTATTTACGTAGACAGCTATGCTAGCGATAGCACAGCCGTTCTAGTTGGATACAAAGGTTCTTCAGAGGCTGATGCCGCAGCATTCTACTGCCCATACATTCCTCTAATGAGCTCTGGCGTTGTTCTAGATCCAACAACATTCGAACCAGTCGTAGGCTTTATGACTCGTTACGGATATGTTGAGTTAACAAACACAGCATCGTCTCTAGGCAATGCTGGTGATTACCTAAGCGAAATTAGCGTAGCTAACCTATCGTTTCAGTAATCAAGAGTTTACTTACCACTCGGGATGGGAAGTCAAAAAAGGGCCGCAAGGTCCTTTTTTGTTGAGTATACGATAAATATAATTATAAAATAAAAATGCTGATCGCGATACTGGTAATATCCATCAGCTCTATAACTAGTAAGGAGTTACAGCAATGTTATTTATTGATAACAAATACTATAACTGGTATTGTAAAATTATCTCTAATGCAAGACTTCGTAGTCTATCGACAGTAAAATACACTGAACGACATCACATAATACCTAGAAGTTTTGGCGGTAATAATAAAAAAGAAAATATTGTTAAATTAACTGCCAGGGAGCATTTTATATGTCATTGGCTTTTAATCAAATGCACCACTGGTGATCTTAGAAATAAAATGATACAAGCATTGCATATAATGCAATGCAAAAATTCCATTCAATCTCGGTATTCTTCTAAAATTACATCAAAAGTATATTCTTTAATTAGGGAAGAATATGCTAACATAGTTAGTAAAAATATGAAAGGGAAGACAGGCAGATTACCATGGAATAAAGGCAAACAAATTGGTCCTCACTCGGCTGAATCTAATAGATTAAAATCAGAAGCACTTAAAAATAAATTTACTGGAAGTAAGAATCCAGCAGCTAAAACATATATATTCGAAGATCCATACGGAAAAGAGTATATTGTTACCGGAAGATTTAAATATTTTTGTTTAGAGCATCAGTTGAGTTTCGATACTATGCGTAGAGCATTGAATAACAAAAAGAAAACATATCACGGCTGGTTAGTCAAATATTTCAATTCTGATAAATAAATGTAGTTTTTAAAAACTTCCTAGGAGTTGCCACTTCGAGGTAGCTTAGAACGCTAACATAAAGGAATAAATGAAATGGCAAAATTAAAAATACAACACACAAGAACAGGAGCAGCAGGTTATGAAGCTGGTGCTAGCATCGTTACAGACAGTTATGTAAGTCCAACTCAGATCAATGGAACCAATATTGGTGGTACCGGCGGTGACTTAGATCAAACAGTACCAACTATCCGTTGCAGTTTCTTAAGAGACACCGGCGGCGCAGTTGATACAGGTTATATTATCTTCCAAAAAGGAATGCGTAAGTTTGAAGTTAATAACTCTTCAGAAGCAAATACAACTGTTGCTTCGTTGGTAAATGCTATTGCAAGTGAATTGACCACTGCAAACACAATGACTATATTGGCAAATGTGGCAACTGTACTTGGTGCTAACACTGCTAATATTGGAACAGGTGGTGGTGGATATACTGATAATAGAGCATATGCTTATGTAACATGGACAGCAGCTAACGTATCTGGTTATACTACCCCGAGCACAGAACATCAACTTTCTGGTACAGGATTAACTGGAAATGTCACTATTGTTGCTGTAAACAGTGCAACTAACGTCACTGTTAGCTGTGCAACACAGACAGTAAGTGCAGCTCAAGGCACAGTAACAGAACAATTCAACGTTTCAAGAATCAGCAATAAATTTGTTTGGGAATGGGACAATACAAAATGGCGTTACTACTTAGGTACTCCATATTCTGATGGTGTAACAGTATTAGGTTCTCAACCTGCATGGCAAGCAGTGACGCTTGTTCGCGTAGACAATGCTTGATTAATTTAAGTTAATCCAAAAATAGGCTGTTTATCAGCCTATTTTTTTTTCTTTGAAAAAGAGTTAATTGTTATTTTGAATAAATACTCTAAACGAGAGTCTCTATGGGCGCAAGCAAAAGAATTAATACTGGTAATTATACTATAACAACATTTCCCAATGATGGTAATCCTTTGGGAAATGTTGATATTACTACCAACACATTGATGGTATATGGTAATCTCAGAGTTACCGGAACTACTACCAATGTTCAAGCATACGATACTACACTTTCTATTTTTAGATTAAATGCAAATTTAACTGTAGCAAATGCACCAGCACCTGGATTTAGCGGAATTGAAAATAACAGAGGCAGTCAACCCAGCGTTGGTTTATATTGGGACGAAGATGGAACCTTTCAAGGACAATGGATAGCCAATAATGCTCTAGGAAATGCTGGCCCAATATTGACCAGTTATAATGTAAAAATTGATCAAACTACAAATAGTCCTACTGGAAATGTTGGGTACACAGTGGTCAGTGCTAATACAGCGGGCACTGGTGGTAGTGGATTATTTGTTAATGCTGGAACTAATTCGGCTGAATTAGTTACAACTTTGGGCGCAAAAAAATACGCAATAATTTTTGGATAAACTATGTCTTTACAAAGTACTTTATTAACTACATCACCAGGAGCAGTGTTTACCAGTACTGGTAACACAGCCGCGATGACCATGTATTTTACAAACTATTCTTCAAGTAATGTAGCTGCTTTTAGCCTATGGGCAGTAAAAAGCGGTGATGTGCCTGAAAATAAAAATATTTTATATGTTAATGTAACTGTTCAACCTGGGGATACATATTTGGCTAGTACAGAAAGGTTGTTATTAGATAATAATGATGAACTTTATGCTAATACCACAGCAAACAGTACCATGTCAACGACTTTAACTTATACAAACATATAAAAGATTTAAGACCATGGGACAATTAATTAAGAATACCGAGTTAGATGTTAACACAATAAATGCAGCGGTGTTGACTGCAAATAATAGTCCCGTATTGACTGTGGCTAACAGTACTTTTGACAATGTAATTTATGTAGCAAAAAACGGAAATGATTCTAATGACGGTAGAAGTTTAGCCACACCAAAACTTACTATTGCTGGAGCTATGGCCATAGCTACATCAGGTACTGCGGTTAAAGTTGCTAGCGGATCTTATACTGAAGCTATGCCTTTTATAATTCCTGCTAATGTCGCATTATTGGGCGACGATCTTCGTAGTGTATTTGTTCAACCGGCTGGTGGAACAGGTGACATGTTCTATATGAAAGGCGGCAGTTACGTTTGGGGTATCACTGTTAGAAACTATACAGGAAAAGCATTTAGCTTCCCTCCTGATTTATCAGCAGGAGAAATTTTTGTAAGCCCCTACATTCAAAATGTAACAAGTTTTACAACTACCGGTACTACAGTATATATCGACGGAGACTTAGTGCCTGGAACAAATTCTACTAGAGCATTTATTTTAGGATTTATTACCAATATTAACCGCGGTGGATACGGACTAGTAATGGTGAACAGATCCTACAGTCAAGCAGTTAACGTTTATACCATTGCCTGCGAAACTGGAATTTGGGTGCAATCGGGCAGTTTCTTAACATTGAACGGCAGCGATTGTGGAATCGGTAATGTTGGATTAAAGGCAGAAGGTTTTAGTTCTCAGTTTACTGGTAATGTATTAGGTAATATTCAAGTAGGGGAAACTTCTTGCAACATTGCTTTTGTGTCAAATCCTCCAAGAACAAATAATGGGTTGTTATTCGATGGCGATCCCAATATGTATTTTATTACCACATTTAGTAACATTACTGCTATAGTTGGAAATACTTATGGTAATGTATGGAATGTGAATATTTCGGCTAGATTTAGCACCAATACCGGAAATGTTATTTCAGATGGTACTGGAGTAGATGGATATCAAGTAAGCACTATCAGCGCCAGTGCTCATACGTTTGAGTATGTGGGGGCAGGTACTAATCCAGCAAATGCATTACCTCAGTACGGGGGTATACCTATCCCAGAACGCGAAGTAGTAGAATTAAATTATGGTAGAGTTAATTGGACTAGCACAGATCAAAAAGGCGATTTTAGAATAGGTCCCGGCCTTGCGGTAGTTAGGGCTACCGGAACAATCGAGGGAGATGATTTTAATCGAAGCTTATTCGCAGTCATGACCCCGTATATTCTATCAATTGAAGGATAATAAAAATGGCAACACCTATTAATACGTTTAAAACAGTAACAGCAAATCTTACAACATCAGGCAATAATATAATGTACACTGCACCCCCTATTACGTCTACAATTGTATTAATGGCACAGGTAACAAATGTTGGAAATTCAACAGAGGAAGTTACTGCAAGTCATTATGATGGTACTAGTGTGACCACTGAGTTAGTGAAGAATTTTTCTGTGCCGGTAGCAGATGCAGTTGGTGTTCTTGTGGGAAAATTAGTTTTAACGGCAGGTCAAAGTTTTCTAGCTTCAGCTAGTGCCAATTCTGCTCTTAAGTTAACTTTAAGTTTATTAGAAACAAAGTAAAATATGTCTAAAAAGATAAGCGACAACATCATAAGCGGACGAGTTCCGAAAACACCGAGTGCTAATGCTGATCCTGGTAGATATACATACTTAAATCTGCAAAACGCAGAACCAGATTTGGGTTTACCAGCGGGCAATGCTTATGTATTAACAGGCAATGTTGATGGCGCACGTATTTGGGCTAACATAGCAGATCTTATCAGTGAAGGCGGGGGGTTGTCCGGTAACATTAATGTTAACGGTGGTGGATCATTTGGTGGCAATGTAGAAGCCAACGGCAGTGGTCTATTTGGTGGCAATGTAGAAGCTAACGGCAGTGGTCTATTTGGTGGTAATGTAGAAGCCAATGGTTCTGGATCATTTGGTGGCAATCTTAATGTTAACGGTTCCGGATCATTTGGCGGAAACGTCAGCGCCAACGGAGACGGAAACTTTGGCGGAAACATTAATGCCAATGGAGATGCTAGGATTGGCGGAAACATCAGCGCCAACGGAGACGGAGTATTTGGCGGAAATGTTACAGCCAACGGAGACGGAAACTTTGGCGGAAATATTAATGCCAATGGTGATGGAAATTTTGGTGGTAATGTAAACGCCAATGGTGATGGAAATTTTGGTGGTAATGTAAACGCCAATGGTGATGGAAATTTCGGCGGCAATTTAAATGTAAACGGTAGTGCATTTTTTGGTAATGATGTTATTGTTACTGGTAACTTAACTGCCAACGGATTAACTGTAAATTACAGTGGTACTTTTGGTACTACCTTATGGGCTGGTGGCGGTATACAAAATACCGTTTTAGGTAACTTACAACCTATTCCTGGTGCAAATGTAAATGTAGCAAATATAGGCGGGATTCAATACACTGGTAATACTATTTCGAGCTTGGACACTACTGCTAATATTGAGCTAGCTCCAGGAGTTGCAAAATTAGTCAATATTCAAACAGTGGGAGCATTGGGTCTTCCTGCAGGTAGTACAGGTGATAGATCAAGTATCACAACACCAGGTGCAGTAAGGTACAACAGCGATACAACTGTAGTTGAATACTATAATGGCACTCAGTGGATTCCTGTATCTGGTTTAGTAACAGAACAAAATATACAAGGCAACGGTGCTGCATCGTATCCGTTAATTGCAGAAACTGCTACCGCTGCAGGTATTTTAGCTATTCAGGGCGGAATACGATTCTTAGTGCCAAATGTCGATTATACTGTTACTACAAACGTAATTACTTTTGCATCTAACTTATATGTGTCAGATTCGAACGTCGATATTAGATTTTTGAGCGCAGGTCAGACTACTGTTATTGCCAGCGCAGCAGGTGCAAACACTCAAGTAATGTTTAACGATGCTGGTGTTTTGGGAGGATCTACTGGATTAACCTTTCAAAAACCTGCAAACTTATTAACAGTCAGCGGGAATGTTGACGCAAATTATTTCTTAGGAAACGGTGCTTTACTGTCTGGATTGCCAGGCGGAACCAGTTTAATTAACGGTAACAGTAATGTTGTTGTTTACAATAACGGTAATGTAACAACTAGTATTCGAGGAACATCTAATGTTGTTGTAGTCAGTGCAAATGGAATTTTTGCCACTGATTATTTTTATTCCAATGGGGTTAGATCAGTTGGTCCACAAGGTCCCAGAGGACCACAAGGACCACAAGGACCTTCTGGAGTGTCTGGCCCACAAGGAGTTCAAGGAGCACAAGGACCGCAAGGACCTTCGGGTGTTCAAGGACCACAAGGGCCAATCGGCCCACAGGGACCACAAGGACCTTCGGGTGTTCAAGGACCGCAAGGCGTTGAAGGTGTTCAAGGACCGCAAGGACCGCAAGGACCGATTGGACCACAAGGACCTAGGGGCCCACAAGGAATAGGAACACAAGGACCACAAGGACCACAAGGTGTAGTAGGAACACAAGGACCACAAGGACCACAAG